ATTTTGATATTGTAATCTCACTAGGGATTAGATTCTAAGAAGGACGCTGGGTAATTTACTCAGCTTTCTTTTTTTTTGAAAAGGAGGAGCTTATGAAAAGAGAAGCAACTGTCAAATTCATTTTTGGCTTTATTATTTCATGCCTGGTGTCTGCGCTTGTGGGTATTTCTATTTGGTTTGGTTATACAATGGCCTATATGAAATATCAACCTTTACAGCAGGAAAGGGACATGTATAAGAGCCGTTGGGAGATCAGAGATAAAGCCGCGACCTACTACTATCAACAGTATAAGGACGTTAAGGAAAAGTATGATCTTATTAAAAAGGTAAACGAAACAAAAAGCAAATAGGGGGTAACTATTATGTACGATAAAGGAAATTGCTACTTGAAGACAATGGAAGAAAACTGGGAACAAATTCGACGTGACTCAGATAAAAGAAGATACCTTAGTGTTGATGTGACGCGTATCCTAAATAAGGTACAAAACATGATAAATACCTTTAAACCGTATAGTTTGGAGACCCTTACCGAACCATTGACTGTTTGCCTGTCATCGACATATTTGAATAAGATCTATGAAGAGCAAGGAGTCCCTTACAAGTACTTTGAAGCCGCTTCTAAAGATGTACTTATCCCAACGTTAATTAATGACTTTGGATATTCTGCAAGATTCAAATATGACAGCTTATTAGACGGCACCATTATCGGTTATAGTGTAGTAATCCAACTATATAAAAAATAATTACACCTCACTATATAGAAAGAGAGGTAACAATTATGTTAAGACGATTACTACGTTTTATTGGTTTCTACTGTCTAGCTGGATATGCTGTCCTTGAGAAGTCTTATATTGATAAGCTGATTAAGAATGGATATCTAGATAAAGACGCAGAACAACAAAACCGCAGATTAGAAGTCACAAGATTTGTACTTACTAAACTTAAGAAAGAATATTAGTCTGGATTAAATTCCAGGCTTTTCTTTTTTTTTTCAAAAGGAGCTTACTTATGAAGAAACAATATGATAAATCTAAATGTAAACTACTCTCTAAAGATCTAAATGTCGAGGAGATTATCGCTAGGAATAAATCTGTATTAGCTAGTTATGACTTTACAACCGTACTAAATTCGATTCAACAAAAGTTCAATAGAATGCATGGGTTCCCATCTGAGGAACGAAAAATGTCGATAGGTATGCGCCTTATCCATGCCATATATGAAGAGGACAAAATCTCAGGTAACCTATATGACAAGCTTGATAATAAGCTATTGACTATATTACGAGATGACTTTGGATACGAATGTGAAATCCAAAACTTTGGAGGTTCGTTCTTTGGTTCTTACTATCTTGTAATATATCTCTAAAATAAATACACTCCACTATATAGAAAGAGAGGTAAACATTATGTTTAATAAAATTTTTAAGAAGTCTTCTAGCAAGAAGATTGAAGAAACTATCAATGCTAAACTCGATGAGTTAAACACTAGACTTGCTAGTGCTGAAATTGGCAGTGATGAGTACGACCAAACACTTGGTGAAATTGATATTCTTACCAAATCGCTCATGGACATTAAGGACCGTGAGTTAAAGGTTAAGGATAAGAAATTAGAACCTGCTGTTAAGGCCGCACTAATCACAACAATTGGAGGTGCTGCGGCAAGTATTCTAGGTATTCTAATTATTCGGGACTATGAAGCTGAAGATGGTATTTTCACTTCAAGTGCGAAGTCATTCGTTAAGAAAATTTATTAAAGTAGGGAGTGTATACCACTCTCTCTTTTTTTTTTTGAAAGGATATTTGTATGGAACCTAAAGTAGCGGAGTATATTTATTACGAGCCTTATTTCGATAGATCATTCAGGCAGTTATTCTTTAACTACATTTATGGGATATTGTCAGAAAACCACCTTGAGGCTACCGAAGTTGACTTTGAGATGTTTCTCATCATCTTCACAACAACCATGATGACCATAAACTTCACCTCAACATCAGATATCGTATTCTATCATAAAGATGACCTCAGACAGATCTACTTCGGTTATTTCAAGATGAAGGTTGTAACAACGACTTCACAGGAAACGCTAAATAAGTTAATCTCAAGAATGCGTAGTAAGATTGTTGAGTATGATTTGTCACCTACAGATGTGGACTTCGAAAACTGTATTGATCTCATTAAGGAAGATCTCCCTGAATCATATTTAGATCAATTTTCAGATATTATCGTTTATAAATGGTCTTATTTCAAAGAATCATATTATAACATCGTTCGTATTCTACATGGAATGAGGGGGTATAAATGACACCAAAAGAAAGACAAGAACAACGTGAGGAACGCTACCGCAATATGACAGATGAAGAGTTTATTCGTCATTTTGTAGCTGATGCTGTTATTCTCACATGTTATACGGATATCAAATTCAACGATGCTGATGAATGGGCAGAATGGTGTACCGAAGAACATGGCGAATGGTATTGTGGTAAGTCATTTTATAGTCTAGCATCGGATTTCAAATACTACATTGAAGAATGCATTAGTAATGCGGAAAAGATAGTTAATGAACTATTATAAGGAGTATAGTCATGAAAAAGAAACCTACTATTTTTACAGTTATTGCAGTTTTAGTATTTTTAGGTATTGGATTTTGTGTGTACCATTTTACACCGCACCCACCAAAAGCAGATATCGTAACTGTTGCCGACGTCCATCAACTTGACACTGATGCTGATTGGAAAGGTAAGATCGCTCGCTTGGAAATCACAGAGAGTTCGCTTGAGAGTTATGATAAAGAAACTCTGAAGTACGGCTTCTTAGGTAAGGTCAAAGTTAAAGGCTCCCCTGGAGAAGTATATGGCCAATTCAATATGTACGACGTGCACAACCTACCTAACATTCACATTGGTGATATCCTCTATGTTCGGGTAGTCGGACTTGAAGGTAGCGGTAATGTTTTTGGCCCAATGATTAAGGGTGATATTATCTATGTCGAGAAAGGAAGTCATTAATGCGTAATGAAATACTATTATTCCCTAATAACGAGATCCTTGTCAATGCCTTATACAGAACAAGGATTACACATCATACTAGATCAAACCATGGTATAAGATTACATATTTCTCCAATTAGCACTACCGACCATATCGAAGATGATTTAGATGTTATGGAAAGTATTGGGGATTACTTATTTGATCTATACCTAAAAGATCCACGGATTGCGAATAAATTAATTCGTCCGAAATACTACTATAACTATAAAGTTAGAAGTTGGGTATTTACATTTGATTTTAAATAAAAAAATTACAAGCCACTTATTAGAAACGAAAAATAATTTAAAGGAGGACATTAACATGTCAAATAAAGTTTCAAAAATCGTAAATGAAGAAGTTATCGAAGACGCAGTAGAAACTGTTGTCGATACCACTACTGAAAATGTTACTACAGATGTAGTACCAACAGAGCTACCACAACCAGTGGAAGTTGTCAAACAAGGTAAGGTTAAAGCAACCTGGAATTGGATTAAACAACACCCATGGGCTGTAGCCGCTTCTATTGGTGCTGGTCTAGGAGTTATCATTCTCGGTAAGAAGGTATACGACGCAGGAATGCCTGCGGAATTCGAAGTAACCGAAATCAAGAATGATATTATTGAACAACCTATGGAACATGAAGAAGTCGAAACTAAAGAAGAAGAAGTTTCTGAAGAAGAATAGTTGGGTATTTTTACCCAGCTTTCTTTTTTTTTCGAAAAGGAGAAGGTATGAAAAAGACGTATTTAGATAAATATCCATATACGTTGGAGCGACTACCACATCGGTACTCAGATCGCGCCGACGTTATTGTCCGAATTGAACCACTTGATAGCCCTCGAGCAACTGACCTATTACTTAATCTGGGGTCCACTTTACACAACGCCTCGATTGAGGGTATGCCGTTTAAAGTAAAAGATCAGTTTACAGACCCGTCAGATATGGAAGAAGGTAAACTCCGTATTACTCTATCTGGCTATCAACTTTAAAATTTTTACCACCTACTATATAGAAAGGGAATAACTTGTATTACTTGGTGTATGATGAGAGCACACTTTAATAACGAGGCGCCGGTTTGATTCCGGCAGTATACAAGAAAACACTTTCTATTTTTTTTTTTTGAAAAGGAGAATTCATATGACACAAACGGACTATAACGAAATCCGTTCTACCAACGTAGCAAAGGTTGAAGTAGAAGAAAAGGTTACGGTTGAGACACCTGAAAATGAACGAGTCCCTAAAAAGGCTGTCGTTAAGGGATCTACAGTTGAGGAACGGAAACCAGGTCTTATGACACGACTTGTACGCGGTATCTTAGGGCCAAATGGTATTCGAGCTATTGGCTCATATTTAGGTAAAGAAGTCATCATGCCTGCTATCAAAGACACCCTGGTTAACACAATTAACACCGGGGTAAACATGGCGGCGTATGGTGAAGATCGTAGTCGTTACAACGGTGGATGGTCAAATCCTGCTCGATATAACAGCCGTGTTGGCAACCAGACATATACCAACTACTCTAGCGCATACCATAACAATAACCCTCAGGCACAAGCAATTAATCCGCCTACACGTATTAAGGATATTCTACTGTTCACATGGAATGATGCGGCGACAGTTCTAGAAAACCTTAATAGGGATATTGCTACATATGGCTATGCCCGTCTTGCTGACTACTATGATTACGCAGGACAACCTAGCACCAACTATACAGACAACGCTTATGGTTGGAGAATGTTAGGCGATATTCGTATTGTACCTACTCGTGGTAAGTATCTATTGGCATTGCCACCAGTTGAAGTAATTTAATAAAAGGAGCTATAATCATGAACAAAAAAGTAATCTTGAACACAATTAAAATCGTTGCATTTGGTGTCGTACCATTTATGGTTGAAAACGGTAAGAAAGCTTTGGATAAAGCTCTCGAAGCAACTGAAAAGGCTTCTACGAAGGAGTAAATATGTGTAGTTTAATCTTTATTATTCTATTACTTATATTTCTTGCCTTATTAGGTATACTATCATATATTGTAGCCTATTTCCTAATCCCCATCATTATTTTAGTTATTATTGCATGGGCGCTAACTATCTTATTTAATTAAAGGAGAACTTAACAATGTCTAAATGGAGTTATGAACTATTCAAAGAAAATGTCGCTGTACTTGCACACAACTATAAGAAAAAAGAACCTCTTATTATGACTGTAGGGGGTATTGCTGGTTTCGTAGCTACTGCCGTACTCGCATATCGTGCAAAAGCTAAGATCACAACTATTGTTGAAGATATTGAAGCTATGCGTGAAAATGACATGCCGGTCCCAGTTGGAGAAACTATCGTTCGTGTTTCTAAAGCATTGACACCTACTATTACTATGGCTACTCTATCAACTGCTGCTGTCCTTCGCTCATACCATGTGTTGACAGGACGTAACGCATTACTTGCCTCAGCCCTTGCGTCTGCTACTCAAGCAAACCACAAACTTCGCCGTCAAATCCGTGAGCAATATCCTGATGATCCAAATGCTCAATTCATTGGTGAACGTGAAGAAGTTCTAGCAGGGCCTGAAGAAGAAGGCAAGAAGAAACCTAAAACTGTTTCTGTAATTAACACTAACGATGTCCAATGGATGGAATACGCCTACTTTAATAAATCACAAGAATTTGTTAAAGACGACTTGAACTACAACCAAATGTTCATCACAACAATGTTCAACGCACTCGATGAAAAACGCCGTCGTCAAGGATTCCTTAATCTTACAACTGCCTATGATGTGTTGAAAATCCCATTGGAAAAACATGAACGTCGTGCCGGTTCTGAACTAGGTTGGACAGACAATGACTTCTTTGACTTTGACGTGCATGTAGTTATGGTTAAAGACGAAAATGGATATCCTTACCCAGTACCAGTAATCGAATTCTCTCCAGTTAAGGATATTACCACTGGTGTAGATTACGGTAGTGATATTTCAGACTATCTTATCTAATAAAACATATAAAGGAGCAACAAATTATGGAAAAACATGGTATTGTAAAATCAGGTCTAATCGCATTCGGTATCGTTAACCTTGGATATATCGGATATGCTTTGTATAAGAACTTCAAGGACTACAAAAACAAAGAAGGCGAATACGCTGAAGAGCAACCTGAACAATTAGAGTTGTTCGATGCAACTGAAGCTGACGCTGAAATTGTGTCTGACGAAGAAGTTGTAGAACCAACTCCACGTCGTTCTGAAAAGAAAAAATCGAAGGTTAAGTTCTACCTAGGAATCGGTCTCTTGGCTACTGCTGTTATTGGCGGATACTGCTATGGTTACCGTTCTGCTTGGGTTAAACGTAGTAACATCGCTAACGAATCAGAAGAGCTGTTACATGCGGTTATTGACGACCGTAAAGACTACAGCGACTTCCTTGAGCAGGAACTGATTAACCGTGAAATCAAGTTAGGTGTTGAGCGTGAAACAATCGTGTCTAACGCAATCAACATGATCCTTCCTGACTATATGGATACACGCTGGGTGTCATTCGGTGAAGATGGTACTGTACGTTCTAACTACACTCCTAAAGTCTCAGAAGACCATGATGTAGAAACCATCACAACTGCTGTTGAAGATACATGGAATAAGCTATACGAAAAAGTCGTTGTAGCTCCTATGTCTCCGGAAAAAGCTGAAGAAGCTTAACTAGCAAAAGAATATAGAGAGTAAAGGACCAGGCTGGTTCATATACCAGTCTTCCACTATATTCTAAGGAGGTTTATATTATGGAAATCCAATTCAGACAAGACAAAACCGATAAAGGACTAAGCCTGTCATATTCAGATGACGGGTCTTTCTTTTTAGAGGTGTTCGACGACGCAGATAATACTGGTATGAATATTCCACTAGATGCTGACGAATTAGAGCTGGTTAGAAACTGTATTGACCATATTTTGAAAAGGGGCAAGTAATGGATAAAGAAAAACTATTAAAGGTGGGTATCCTTACAGCACTCGCCGCTGGGGTTGGTTATTTCGCATATCGATTTGTGAAAGAAACTAAACGCCAAATCAAGGAAATGGAAGAAGCAAACGCTGCTCAAACACAAGAACTCTTAGACACAATCAAGCTAAGAGATGAGCAACTTGCATTGGCTGAGGAGCATATTGATGCTCTTGTTTACGGTACTCCTGAAGAAACTCCAGATGTAAACGAAGAGTTGGAAGAAATGCGACGTTCTCGTACTCGTGTTCACTCAACCACTATTGAAGAAGGCGATATCGCTCCAACTGATGAAGACGATTATCATGCAGGGGCTACTCAAACTGCAGAAGATGTTGAACATCACAATGTCTGGAAAGAAAACGAATATTTCCAAACTGGAGAGCAAAACATTCCGTATTTCGTAATTGAATCAGCTAAAGAATTAAAAGGAAATGAGGGCCAAAGTATGCGCCATGATACTGACCCTAATAGCGTAGAAGCATGGAACCAATATAAAGCGGTTATGATTAGTGAGTTGTATGATGATACTCCAATCGCACAAGCCGTATCTGAACGCTATGGTATGGGTCTCTTACTAAGTAAAACAAACATCGTATCTATTATTGATGTATTCTCTGAATTGCTTGAAGTTAACGATACGAAGATCGTCCAACCTTATAACGCCTTTGATAACAATGTATGGGAAGATGTATATGACCGCCGTATTGACTTCTTCGGATCAGATACATATTATGCATCACTACAATTCCCTGTAACCTTCGGTGAAATCCTCTATGAATACGCAAGCAAATTTGTAGACGACACTGAAGATGGAGCATTGTTACCAATGGTTGCTTATATGTTGTATGAATCAGGATTGCTTGATGCAGAGACAATCGAACAAAAACTTCTTATCATCAGCAAGATTCTTGAACACCGTAACGTTCGAGAAATCGGTAACGGTATGAAGAAACTAAGCATGTTCGGTCGTGTTGTAGATCGCCTAGATCCAGAAGACACAGGTCATGACGTTCGTTTATATACAGAGTATAATGAGTTCATTGGCCGTGCAAGCACATTTGAAGAAGAGTACATGGCGAATATGGAGGATGACTACGATGATGAATAATACGGGACAAGAAAGTGTACTAGTAAAATATTCTTTTGATGGTATCAATTTCAGTTCCGATTATATCCCATCCGATCATCTAAAGCCATTTAAAGACGCGTTTATTAAAAATGAAGTATTTATAATTAGACGCGATATGACTTCTTCTGTTGGGGAATCCCCATTTTTAGGTAGCGCATGTAATGAAAAATTTATTGATATGAGCAAGGTTGTAATGATAGGATTTTAAAGGAGCTAATTTATGACAGATAGAAAACCGGATTTCTTCAATATTACGGTTGAAGAACTATCGGGGCCTAATCGAAAAGCCGATGCTGTCGTTTCTGCAGACTTTACCTATTTGGATAACCAAGGCGCTGATGTACAAGATATTGTTGTAAAAGGTGGTGCCTTTTATGCAATGTGGGATGGTGAGAAATGGTCGATGGAGAAAAACGACGTTGTTCGTGCTGTCGATCATGAGATTAGAAAGAAATACGCTGAGCTTAAGACTAAAGGATATGAACGCATATCTCTTAAGTTTATGCAGAATGCGGGATCAGGACTTATGCGCAACTTCGTCAAGTATTGTGAAGACGCACCAGAATCCTTGCAAGTATTCAACTCTAAGATCGTATTCAGTAATTATAAGGTGGCCCGTGACGACTATTCTACGTTCCAGCTACCTTATACACCAACTACCCAACCTACACCAGCGTTTGACGAACTCTCATCTGTCCTATATGCTCCTGACCAACTAGATAAAATTCTCTGGTGTTTAGGCGCATTGTTCACAGGGGAGATTATCAATATTGATAAATTCTTATTTCTATACGGCCCTGCAGGAACCGGTAAAGGTACTATTATTAGAATAATCGAGATGTTATTCGGGCAGTATATTGGAGGTATTGACCTTAAGCAACTGACTAGCGGTTCTGAGTATGCGACAGGAACTCTGCAAGAACTCCCGTTGTTGATTGACTCGGATACCGATTTAAGTCGGATTAAGAACGATACCCCATTACTTAAGGTAACATCTCATGAGGAAGTATTCGTACGTAAACTTTATCAAAGACCGTATCCTGTAACATTTAAAGGTCTGATTATTACTGCATCTAACCAACGTGCTCAATTCCGTGATTCAGACTCAGGGATTGTACGGCGGTTACTTAAAGCAGTTCCTACAGGTCATCTTATCGCAGGCCCTCGATATAAGGAGCTAATGAATGGTATACAATATGAACTAGCAGGTATTGCGCAAAAGGCGATTGACACATTCTCTCGCTTAGGCGCTTTCTACTATGCTAATGACGTTGATATCGAAATGCTTGAATACGGCGACTCTATATTTGAGTTTGTTCGTGAAAACGTACTCTTGATGCAGAATAACCCAACTCTCTCTGAAGTCGAGCTTATTTACAAAGGTATGCTAGAAGAAAGAGGGTGGGAGACAAATGGTTATAAGAACCGGTTGCGATTAGGTTTGCAACGTTTCTTTGAGACATATACAAAAGATACTAAAGACGAGGAGGGTAATCGCAAACGTCATTGGTATCGAGGTTTCAAATACGATGAAGCTTTTCCTGAAACTAAAAAGAAACAGGAATCGTCCAAAGTAGGATCTAAGATTGATCTGACTATGGGACGGACAACTTCACGATTTGACTTAGAAGGAAAGGACTGGCCTGCACAATACACTAATGATGCGGGTAATCCTTTAAAGAAATGGGATAATGTCACAACAACCCTCAAGGAGATTGACCCAACTAAATTACATTTTGTCCGAGTTCCAACTGAACTTATTGTTATTGACTTCGATGCTAAGAATGAGGCGGGTGAAAAAGACCTTGCTAAGAACTTAGAATTGGCTTCTAAATATCCTCCGACATATACTGAGGTTTCTAAATCAGGTGGCGGTGTCCATTTGCATTATTGGTATGACGGTGATCCAACTCGCTTGGCTAATCGTATATCTGATGATGTTGAGATCAAAGTATATAATGGTGGGTCATCGTTAAGACGGAAACTTATTTCTGCAAACGATCTCCCTGTAGCTCATATTTCAAGCGGGCTACCTTTAAAGGAGGATAAGAAAACTATGTATAAGGACGTGGAACATATTATTTGGACAGAGCAAAAGCTTAAGAACTTCATCGAGGCTTGTATGCGTAAAGAACACCATGGTGCGACGGCTCCAGAGGTTAGCTTTATTAAAGACAAGCTTGACGAGGCATATGAGTTAGGTGTAACTTATGACCTACGGCATATACAGAATGATGTTCTTAAATTCGCACTTAGCTCAACTAACCAAGCGCAACAATGCATGAAGATGGTTGCTCAGATGAAGTTCTCTAATGTGCCTGAGAATGAAACTGAGTCAATCTCAGAATCTCTTATCTTGCCTGATGAGGAGATCACATTCTTCGACTCGGAAGTTTTCTGCAACCTATATATGATTGGTTGGAAGAAATATGGTCTCGAGGTACCAGAGACTGTCTACCGAGGATTAGAGGACGCTACTAGCCTCAGTGAGATTGAGACTATTCTCGTTAATGAATGGTGGAGTCAGAACAAAGACAAGATTGGTATTGAAATCAATCCTACGCCACAACGCACACGAGAGTTGTTTGATACGCATAACATGATGGGCTTCAACAACCTTGGATACGATAACCATATTGCTTATGGTCGTATGCAGGGTGATGACGAGATGGACTGTTATAAACGTTCTCAAGGTATTATTGAGAAAGGTGATAAGCGAGCTAAGATCTGGGCGGCTAACGAAATCTCTTATGGGGATATTTACGAGTTCCTGGATACTAAGATGTCATTGAAGAAATGGCAGATTAAGTTAGGTATCCGTCATGATGAGTTTGAATATGATTGGACTAAGCCACTTCCTGAGCATGCATGGGGTCGTTGTGCGGCGTATATGCTTAATGACGTAACCTCAGAGGAAGAGCTGTTCAAATCTAAAGACGGTCAAGACGCATGGAACGCTCGTAAGATCCTTGCTGAGATCAATGGTCTATCACCTAACGTTAAGACTCAGACACAAGCTGAGAAATTCTTATTTGGCGATGACCCAACACCACAAGACAAGTTCAACTGGTATGACCTTGCTGAGGAATTCCCAGGATACAAATTTGACAAGTTCAAACGTAAATCTGAGTTTATGGGAGAAGACCCATCTGAAGGCGGTTATGTGTATGCCGAGCCTGGTGTATATGAGAACGTAGTTGTTCTTGACGTAAAATCAATGCACCCGCATAGTTATATTGCTATGAACTACTTCGGCCCATATACTCCTAAAGTTGAGGCCTTGGTTGAATGTCGTATTGATATTAAAGAAGGACGTACTGACTCAGCAATGCATCGATTTGATGAAGTAGATCCTGCCTTGTCAGAAAAACTTCGTCCATATTTTGAAGGGTCGTCAGTTAAAGGTCTTGCCCATGCGCTTAAGATTATCGTTAATATTATTTACGGTATGACATCTGCGCCTTGGCCTAATAAATTTAAAGACCCTCGTAATATCGATAACTGTGTCGCTAAACGTGGTGCCTTATTTATGTTGATGCTTAAACACGAGGTTCAAGGTAAAGGTTACCAGGTAGCTCATATTAAGACAGACTCAATTAAGATTGTCAATGCTGATGACTATATTATTGAGTATTGTATGAAACGTGCACGTGATTTCAAGTATGAATTCGACCACGAACACACCTATTCTCGTATGGCCTTGCTCAACCGCGCTACTGTTATTGCTGAAATCGGTTGGCCGGAAGATGAGAAAGGTGAATGGGAAGCTATTGGTGCACAGTTCGGTAAGAAGACTAACCCATATGTCTACAAGACTCTCCTTAGCAAGGAAGAGGTTAATGAACAAGACTTCTTCACAACTAAGGAAGTTAAGACAGCTATTTACCTTGACGACCAGTATATTGGTAAGAATGCGCAAATCTACGCTTCTGTAACGGGTCGGGAGATCTCTCGTACTCAGCCAAGTAATGTCGCACAAATGATTCAATCGCGATGGATCAAACCACGATACTTACTTCAACGTGAGGCACAAGGATTAACACCTGCTCAGTTAGAAGAAGCTAAGAAACGTAAAATCGCCACTGAACTTGGTCTTGACTATAACGAAGTTGATTATATTATCTCTAACGGCTTCCCTGATACAATCGTAGATAAACATGTTGCCGTAACTGGAACTACGGGGTATCGTTGGGAACTGGCAAGTAATTATAAAGGCTTCGATGATATTGATATGACTTACTACCACCAGCTTGTACATGAGGCTGTCGATGACGTCTTCGCAGTTGGTGATGGTAATATTATCTTTAAAGGAACTAAATACGAAAGAGAGTAGTTTATGTTTAACAAAATTAAGAAACTGTTCTCTAAGAAAGCAAGCGAAGTCGAAGGGGTTCGGCCAACCATCTTCGGTTTCATTGCTACTCTAAAGGGAGTTGACGATCTTGGGGACGCGGTTCCTACTCAGATATTCATCATCCCTAAAGAGGAAGAAGAGAATATTTACAACATTGTCAAAACTGGTGAGTACAACACTTTGGTTCTATACGACAATAATCGTATCCAATTCAAACCACCGACAAATGCCTCATTGTTATTAACTCCATTTTACTCTGTCGAGGAATTGAATGACGCATTGAAGAGTATGCGTGACCAAGGAGTTAGAGGAGTTGTAGGCTGGCCTATTCCAATCGACTATTAGAGGTGGCTTATGTTATACTTAATTGATTCTAACATTAGCACATCATCTCAACAGTTGACTCGGATCATGAGGATCTTAGACAAATACGGAGCTAAGTATACCTTACTATCTACATACAAATCCTCAGGTAGGTGGGCAGATCATTATTCACCGACCTTAGATAAGGAAATTGTAAAGGGTATTCTTAAGTTCTATGACTATGATCTTAGTAAGGTAGCGAAATCGCCAAACTCCTCTACAGTAAAGGCTATGTCTAAAAAGCATCCACAGGCAGTAAGAGAATACCGGTCAGTATCTTTTCAAGATAAGAAGCTCAGTGAGGTTATTGACTGGTTCTCTGAGCATCCGCAATTCTTAAACGTAGGTATCATGTATGAATCACGAAATGGCGCATGTACTGCTAATTTAAGAAACGATGAGTTCCGTGCTTTCTTACCTCGTAGTAAAAAGGATAAGACAAGGTATGCCGCTCTCAATGTTGCCTTTGGTGAGTTAGGCATTTCTGAAAATGAGGTAGCAACTCCTCGTCCAAAAAAGGCCAGTTTCGGTCATCATAAAAGTGGCTATAAGTGGGAACTCTAAAATATTTACAGGCCACTATATAGAAAGAAAAAGGAGGTTCAGACAATGAACAAGGTATTAAACACTGTTGCTGCAAGCGCAATCGCATTATATATGGCAGTCATCGCGACTGATGTGTATGACGGAAGTGTATTGCAAACAAAGGTTAATAATGGCGTTAAAAAGCTGAAAGACGCTTTTTCTGAAAAAGACTAGGAGTTGGGTATTTTACTCAGCTCTTTTCTTTTTATTTCTTTTATGTGGGAGGTAGTAGTATATGAAGCATAAAAAAGAGATAGAAACAAATGTCACACACAACTCAAATCGTAAACAAAAAGGAGAAAACATCATGAAACACTTCACATTCAAGCTTGCAACTATGGGTATTGTATTGTTCAGCGCTGCTCTTATCAGCGATCACGTATTCGCAGACGTGACTAAAGCAGAAGGGTCTACAGAGCTTGTATCTACTGATCCAGAAGTTACTGTAACTAAATCAGATGATACTATCTGGTCTGAAGTAAACGTTAACATCAAAACCGATATCCCTGACGAAGTTCAAATCAACCAAGGCGACACTATGACCTTTAATGTCCCTAACGAACTTTCATTTGAAACTAACTACAATTTCCCTGTATACAATAACACAGGTGAAGCTGAAGTAGGTAATGCTGAAGTTAAGGCTGCTGAAAACACAGTAACTACCACTTTCAATAACTACTTCGCAGAACACCCACTTGATAAATCAATCTCGCTTAACCTCAACACACGGATCAACCGTGAAGTTGTGCAACCAGATACCAAGCACGAAATCTCATTCAACGGTACTGTTGTTGAATTGAACGCTGGTTCTAAGGGTGTAGAACCTACTGATGAAGCATTGTATAAATACGGCTGGCAAGATAAAGACGATCCATCTGTTGTTAACTGGACTGCCCGTATCAACTACAAGAAGTCTTACATGGAAAACGTCAACATCTCAGATACATGGTCTGACGATCAAGAATACGTTGAAAACAGCTTGAAGTTCTACTATGTTAAGAGCGTAGATCCATTTGTATATGATGCCCCTGCAACTGATGCCTTGGCAAACGCTAAACTACGTACAAACGGCTTTGATACAAATCTTGCTAAGATTGATAAACAAACCTTATATGTTGAGTACAAAACTAAACTCAAACAAATGGAGTATAACCCTACTAACAAGATCAACGTTAGCTGGGATGGCGGAGGAACAGGCTTCGATGCCGAAACTAAACTTGTAGGAGGAAACGGTCGTGCTGATGGCAAGACTCGTCCTACATTCGAAATCCCTAAAGAGTCACCTAAGGTAGATATCCCTGAGTTCCAAGGTGGTATCCCTGGTATTCCAGAAGAACGTGAAAAACTACCTGAATGGACTGGAGGGGTTGTTCCAAACGAAGCACCTAAAGTGGACAAACCAGAATTCCAAGGAGGCATCCCTGGTATTCCTGAAGAACGTGTGAAACCTGAATTCGAAGGAGGTATTCCTGGTATCCCTGAAGTGCGAGAAAAACCAGAATTAGATATTAATGACATTCCTAAAGATCCAGAAACTCCTAAACCACAAGATCCTAAATCTCCAAAACCAGTAGATCCTAAAACACCGAAACCACAAGAACCTAAAGCTCCTAAAGTAGAAAAGGTTGTAGAAAAAGAGCCTGTTAAGAATGATATTACCCCTACAACTCCTGCTTCCGCACCAGCAAAAGTCACTCCCGTATTTACACAAAAAACTTTGCCTGTAACTGGATCTGTTGTTAGTACACTTATCACTATTGTTGGGGTTATTGCTGGAAGCCTTGCTCTTGGATTGGTTACATATGCTAACTATGGCATGAAGAAAAAGGAGAAATAAATGAAACGCGGTAAGAATAACAAAGCTAGACTTGGTGCTAATCTACTTCGTAAGGTTAGAGATGCCGAGGCGGTTATTGTAGCAAGTATACCAAAGCCATTCCGAGCGTCTGGTAAATCAATGCCTGGGATTAGACATTTGGTTATGTTAAATAGTATGCGATGCTATGTTCTAAAGACTAAGGTTAAGAACTTAGATCCCAAGGTTATTAAAGGGTGCTCAAACATTATTAAGCTTATCATGACCAACTATGCCTACGGCGAAAACGTATACCATGAAGAAGAGGAGAAATTAAATGACCAAACTAACACCACAGAAAATGCATGATGCCCACAAGGAACTTCAAGAAATCTTTGTTAAGAAGAATACCGACTATGGTAATTCATTTGAAGAGTCACTTGAGAAACATGGACTAATCGCGGCTATTGTTCGTATGGAAGATAAGATGTCTCGTTTAAACACGCTATCTAAGCAAGAAGCGCTTGTAACAGATGAGTCTCTTATCGACACCCTCAAAGACCTTTCTAACTATGCTCTTATGTCTGCTGTATGGTTAGAAGGAACTAAGAAGGAAGCGGATTTTTTAAATAAAGTCAGTCAGGCCGTTACTACTAGTCCATTAACAGCCACTCTTGATATGATTAATCCTAATCTTTCGCCAGCGGCAATGGTTGACAACACACGGTAAGTTACTATGGATCCTATAACGTTTAATCCGGATAACGGACTAGATATTCTACGGACAATGAAGTCTCCCAAACAGATGGGCCGTCCTAAGAAGTTTGTAGACGATGAGGAAATCCTAATTTGTAAACAAGCCGGTTGGTCGAATCGAACGATTGCTGTTAGTCTGGGTGTGTCCAAGGATACTATAAATCGCAGAGTTCGCAAACTCGTTGAGAATGGAATCATCAACCCCGATAATTATGACTATAATTTCAGCAATCCTAGTGCCTCAGATCAACCTCGACGTAAAAACAAAGAGCGTTGGGAAATGTGGCATGGGCCTGGAGTCTAATTTTTACATGCCTCTCTATAGAAAGAGAGGTAATCAATTATGACTACATTTAATTATCAAGGCATGGAATACGACGAAAAGACTATTGGATTCCTTATTGGCTATAGCAGACACGTTAACCGCCTGTATATGGGTCGAGTTCTAGAACAATATTTTAGATCAAGATGGACTATATTTGCGGAAGACACCTTTGCTGATATCAATAGGGTTATGATACGTCTCGAAGGTAAAGTAAGCCAAAAACTATTAGATGATCTAAGTGATTTACTTGAAGATCTACGAAAAGAGGTCGGATGGACCAAACTTGATGAGGAAGCTATTCGCTACCTAGGTATTAAATACTTTACGGAACTCCCAGAAGAGGATCGTAATCTACTTAATAGATTCTATGTAGCGTCTCAGCAAAACTAATCGAGTGAGGATACATTCCTCCTCTTTTTTTATTATAAAGGAGCAAAAACAAATGGAATTATTCGTAACAGATGGAGAGCTCGATCGTGGTGCGAACTGTCTTAAGACTATGTGGGGTCGAGATAATGTTGTCGAGATTGTTAGACATCATGTAAGCGCGGTCAAGGGTATTGCTGAGACTATGTGTTATATGCAAGGTAAGATCCCGCCTGATAGTCTACCGCCCTTAGCTGACTTCATCGACAATCTATGTCAGTCTATCCTGGGTACTGACAAGTATTATATCTATGCCGCCCATCCTACGATTGAGAATACGATTCTTAAATGTCATAAAGGGCCTTCGCTACACGGTCGTGTGATAAACCCTGTCTCTGCTATCATGCAGGTATATCGTGATAAAGACGGTCTATGTTGGTATATCTCAGACAAGCCGTTTGAGTCCCATGCTTTGAAACCGTTTACCATCTATAATAAAGGTAATGGGTACTTCGAATACTATGGACCTAATGCACCGTTAGGATCCGATTACTATATTGAAGAGTTTAAGGAGTGGTAAGATGGACGAAATCAAGTTAATCACATTCTGCACTATTTACTCGCGGTCTAAGCTCCAGCTTATTGACCTGTATAAGAAGTTGCACGAGCATGCTAAGACGTATGGTTATTTGACTGTAAAAGACTATGTTCGCATCTGGCAAAAGATCCCAGAAGGGAAAGGCGCTTTAACAACTCAATCGGCATCAGACGAATGGGGCGTTACCGTACATGATTTTCCTGCTAAGATCAGTATTAAGAAACACCCTATTAACGGGTATTATCTTCACATGCCCTCAACCTATCTATTGTAGGTGATAACATGGATAAAGGTGTATATAAAGAGCTTAAATACGTCTTTGATGATGTAATCTACAATCATAAACAAGACGGTACTGTCGACGGTGTGACCTTATGGTTTTATCATATTAAGGATCAAAAGCAATTCAAGCGTAAATTCCAAGATTACCGATTGTGGTTAATTCATATACAAGGGTTCTGGTATAAAACTATATTCGAGGAGTATATCGATATGCCAGGACAGCTTGGATTACGGTTTACTATAATCTGGTAGTCTAATTTTTACAGCTCACTATATAGAAAGAATAAGGAGGTTCATAAAATGAACGACGAAAAACGTTATGAATACGACGGATGGTTTCCAGGATTAGAAGGAGATGATACAGCATATGGATTGTTCTGGGATTCAGAGAACAACTATCGAGCATGTATTAAACCAATGGAACAAGATGAAGCTGTTGAACTTTGGCATTCTGTTCAAGAAGAACACGCTGCTGAAGTCAAAGAAGGTGCATCTCACGTTGGTAAATACATCGCGATCGGTTGCGGTCTGTTTATCGGGCACAAGTTGCTATCACATTCCGGAGCTTATGGAAAAGCTAAAAGTTGGATTCACAAGAAATTCGGCAAAAAGGAAGATGAAGGAATTATTATTTCTGAAGAATAGGAGTTTGGGTATTTTTACCCATCTCTTATTTTTTTTTAAAGGAGTATTTAAATGATTAGAGAAGTAATATTAGATAGTTTTGCAAGTATGCTATCTAAAAAAGACCGCGATAGATTAAACTCAGCGGTGCGTTCAATTATAGCCAATCCTAAAACCTTTTTGGACAATAAGACTTTTAACGAGTTCCAAGACTGGCTCGGATATAGAGGAGGCCGTGATGAGGCTCTGTCACCTTTAACCTTACGTGTGTTTAGTATTGTAGCAGATAAGCTAGGAATTAACGCGGTTCATGTATACGAACTTTGGGAAAACGATCAACTTATCTTCTATCCAGATGTCCCTGGTAGATTGACGCCAACTATGTACGACTCACTTATTAAGTTGGAAAAACGCGCTAGTAAACTAGTAGATGCAGGTAAGAAGATCTACTTGGTTTATGATATGGGCTTCAACAAGATTGGTATAACAAGTCTCTTCTTTAATAAATGCCGTGGTCAAAAACCTTTTAATTTGGCAGATGTGAAAGCGGATATCCCATTCTTTAAAGCTCGGCATAATGAAAAAGAATGTAAGAGTCTCAACGATATCCGTAAAGAGAACGGGTTTGATCCAGTACCATCTAAATCTAACTATGACGAGTACAGCCCATATCGTAATACTAAGAAACTGATCAAGCTTCTAAATCCTAGCATCACAAGCAAGGAATACAAACGGCAATACGAAGCGTCTTGGTCTATTGATTTTAACAAGACTGCAAAACGACATTTCAGAATGTTCAAAGAAGGATTGAGGAAAGTATCTAAGGTTAAGTTCGCTAATCCGGAATTAATATTCCTAACGATTCAAGCTACAGACAAGTATCCGTTTAACATTTTCATAGACGATGATCTAGGTAAACGCTACTTAGAAAAAGTTATGGGAGTTGTATCTTTACACTACGAAAACTGGGAGGTTTAATTATGACAGAACAAGTACGTAATTCTGAAGGACGTGTATTCAAGCAAGCATGGGGCCCACGTTCATATGCTAAGTCGCTATGGGATAGTATTGCGATGTATATGAACCGTCGCGGTGTTATCTACGACCAATTCCGTGAGTTCTCAGAGTATTCTCAAATTACTCGTATTGAGTATAGCCGAGCATACAAATACCATGAGACGATGGCTCGTCAGCGAATTAACGAAATCCGTAAAGCAAACGGTCTTAGAACTATCCCGTTAAAATCTAACGACTGGTATCACGAGGATATTGTATTAGAAGGATTGGAGGATTATAAGTATGGAAAAGTCAGCTAAGTATATCTATTTCTTCTTTATCATGGTTATCTTGACTATGATGTACATGGCACCAACTATGGTAATTATCTGGTTGGCAATGAAATTTAGTGTACTTAAGGGAATTGGTTTCCTCTTTGGTTTCTTCCTATTATTAGGGTATATTATGGCCCTGACATCATTGTTTGTAGACCTGAGGGAGGGGGATACACCGCCTGTGAGAGAACTTGAGGAACCTTGTAAGCTAATTAACTCTAACGGCTCACCGTTCTCAGTATACCAAGAATTAAGTATATTCGAGAATTATGGGTTAATTAATGTCTATAATAGGTTCTCAGAAGTCCTGAAACGACTGGAGTTCAATAAGAGCTATCTAACTAAGGCTCAGCAATTAGCTTTGATGTTTACTTATCTCAGCTCATGTATGCCTAAGGATATTATCGAAGATGAGTTATTCATCTATAACGAATGGTATCAAGGACGAGTCGCTATATTGTTAGCGATAGACGATCCTTTCAAATACGCATACAACTCAGATTGGCTGAACTTTGTTGAGTCGGATATTGAAGGAGACCATTACGTCTTTGTCATCAACCAGACTAAAGGTGTGACCGCATATAAAGGGACTAGGGATGAACTAGTCGAACAATTTAAATTAGATTGGCCGGAGTAAAATGACAGAAAATAGAAAAGTAAAAAGACCTGAAATTAAAGAGGTCAGTAGAAGTATTAAGGATATCTTAGAACCCGCATTTGATATTCTTATGATGGACCCTGTGAACGATAGAGACTATATCGATGATCTACACAAGATCATGCATGAAATTGTCAAAGGCGCACATTATAGATTTGATGCAACTGACCTTTGGGAGCTGTTCCAAATGGATTGCGTCTTTATTGCTACTCGTGATAGCTGGGTAAGGCATATGCCTAAGAACCTTATCACAATTGCTCGGATTGCTAATAACTTGGATAAACCTATTATCGACGTGTTTATTCAAGAGGACGGTAACGAGAACTACAAGTTTGATGTCCGTATCATGAAACCTACAGTCGACACTGGTGATAATAAATGGTTCTAATATTAGATGGAGGAGACAGATTTGAGCGATAAAGCAACAAAACATGCAATATTCATTATAGCGTTCACTATGTGTACGGCTTTCTTCTGGGGGTTGATTGGCGTGTTGGTTCTACTATTCATGTGGAACCCGCACTTCCTACCTCTATTAAAAGGTGCATTGATTCTATATCTCTTCGCTGTATGGGCTACATCGGTTTATAAGTTGTGGGTCGGTAACTACAAAGGACGTGAGTTTATTGTCGGCCCTATCGAAGAGCGTGGTTATGACAACTATTGTACTTATGAAACTACAAAGAAAGATAAGGTGAAGAAAATGTCGAATGATGTTATAAAAGTTAATCTGACTCAAGCTAGTAGTGAGAATGATTTACTCATGGGCTATGTTGCTAGTCTAAAAGAAAGTGGTATTATCATCGAGCTTATCAGTGAAAACTATGCTGATAATTCGTGGAATTCACTCGTGGTATTCACTATGAGTGCTAACGATCTGTATAAGATCCCTGACATTATTGAGCAACAAATTGTTATGGATATTGTTGACGAGAAATACGTCACTGATAACGTTAAGGAAATTGTCATCATTGTCTATAACGACTACTTGGAATAGGAGGCCTGATATGTCAACAAATGAAACTAAGAACGGACGTAAGTTTATTAAAATGTATGACCTTGAAACTGGCGAGTATTTAGGACCATTTGTTAATATGACTCATGAAGAGGCTCATGGTAAAAAGCCAGAAAGTCCTTTTGAATTCCGTATGGATAAAGAAGCCTGGGATAAGCTTAAGTACGATCATGATGTTGACGGAGACCATGTTGAACTCAGTGGTCCTCCAGTATTCGATCCTATTAAAGAAACTCTTGAATTCAAGGTAGATAAAGAAGACGCTGATAAAATTGTTAAGATGCTCGACGGTCTAACCGATGAAGAAGTTAAAGAAATAGCTAGAGCTTCTAAGAACGCTGCTGAAATCTTTTGTCGTATTACAGATTGTACATATGATACATTCAACCGCTACGCAAGTAATTACGGAATGTCTATTCCTACATTATTACCTAATATTGTAAAATCAGCCATAGTCACAATTTCATGTGTCTCGGACTTATCCGAAATTAGCCTAAATGTTCCTTTGCTTGTATATGCTTTATATTATGAACGATATAATAATAGTATCCTCCCATCATCACAAATGGATATTGTATTTGATATTGTTAGTGCTATGCTTGAACTGAAAAAAGAAGGTATGATACAATGAAGTTATTATGCAGACCTGATTACTACACTGAGCACCGTGATGAAATACTGGAGTTTGTCAAACATAAGGAAGACATCATTTTCACCGCTGACCTGCCTGGGGTTAAGACGGATTTTGATTATTTCCTTATTGACAACGACACTGCTCGCAAGATAAGCTTACATATTAGTGAGGTATATGATAACTTACTCAAGAACACCAACCTTCTGTCTAAGGAAATTGAGGATAGGGTCAACTATGAGACGACTCAGCGCTTCTATTTACCTAAATTCCACTTCAAAAGACCAGAATAAGTCCTCAATATACCTCATTTTTACTATAATAAATCTGTAACTTATTACAAAGCTCTTAATAGAGGGAGTGAGATGGAGAGTTTTATACTCATATATTATAGGTAAAATATTAGACGTATTTTTCTACTATTATATACCACTCTCTCTATCGCTTAACTATTTTATTTGCTAGAAAAGGAGAAAAAAATCATGGCAAATACACAACAACTTACACTTGAAAATGTTCGCGTCATCTTCCCTAACTTTGGAGGACGTGTTACAGACCATAATAAACTTGGTTCTCGCGAATTCTCTGCCCGACTAGATCCTGAAGTCGGTGCTGAACTAGCGGCACAAGGTTGGAATGTTAAATTCCCAGCTGAAGACCAACCACATGGTAAAATCTTCTTGCCTGTAACTCTGTCTAATGGCCCTACAGTTCAACCATGGATTAAAATTGTCCTAGTTAACAATGGTCAAGGTACTATTGTACAGCCAGACGATGTTGAGCAACTTGCTATGCTTGACAATGTTACACCTGGTGCTCGTGCAAACCTTATCCTTAACCCATATCACTGGACAGTTGGATCTAACTCTGGTATCAAGGCTTATGTTAAGAAGCTTTATATCTACTTAGATGATATCGATCCAGAACTTGCACCACATATGGAAGAGTTTGAACGCGATATTAACTACTTATAATAATGATTCCCAAAAAACTTGGGAAGATAACCTTGAAGCCCGAGCAATATGAAGCTTGCTCTAAGCTCAAATCTGGCTCTATATTAATGGGAGGGGTTGGTTCAGGTAAGACATACACGTCTATATTCTGGGCCGCCTCCCAATACGGAGTCGATTTTTTTACGGAAGAAAAACCTTTGATTGTCATCACTACTGCTATGAAGCGGGACTTGATCGAGAAGGGTGCTGAAAAACCCGACTGGCAACAATCTCTCGAGAATTGCGGGATATATCATTATATAGTAGACTCATGGCAAAACATTGAGAAGTACTATAATATATCTAACAGCGTTTTTATTTTTGACGAGCAGAGGGTTGTCGGTTATGGTAAATGGGGCAAATGCTTTATTAAGACTGCTTGGAACGATAACAAATGGATATTGCTCTCAGCGACCCCTGGTGATGTATGGATGGACTATATGCCTGTCTTCATCGCTAATAAATTCTACCGTAATAAGACTGAGTTCACCTCTCGTCATGTGGTTTGGGATCCATATGTCAAATTCCCTAAGGTCAAGCGCTACACAGGTACTGCTGTTCTTGAGAAATACAGGAACCAAATCATAGTACCTATGGGCGATAGTCGCCAGACAACTCGTCATAGAGATTATGTATATGCCGAATTCGACTCGAAAGCCTTAATGGATTTGGCTAACACAAGATGGAACCCATATACAGACGAGCCTATATTGAATATTGCTGAGTATACCCAGCTCGTTCGACGTATCGTGAACACAGATCCTGATAGAATTCGTATAGCCGAACACCTAATTAAGACACATAAACGGCTTATCGTCTTCTATAACTTCAACTATGAGTTGGATATATTAAAGGATATTTGTGAACGCAACAACCTACTATACAAAGAATGGAACGGCCTTAAACATGAGCATATCCCGTCTAGTGATGATTGGATATATCTTGTGCAATACACGGCCGGAGCTGAGGGATGGAACTGTACTACTACGGATTCTATCCTATTTTACTCAGTTAATTATTCATTTAGGAAAATGGAACAGGCAGAAGGTCGGATAGATCGGACTAATACTCCGTACAGAGACTTACACTATACTTATATCACCTCTCTTTCTAAAGTTGATAAGGATATTCTTAAGGCTGTACGAGATAAGAAACGGTTTACAGAGGCCGCTTGGGCTAAGAAACAAGGTTTTGTTCCTATTGATATGCAAATTGAAAAGCTTGAGGAGGACTGGTTATATGGCGTCGAGATTGGAAGCTGATTTCCAAAAGATGGTCGTTAAAAGGCTCAGAGAGGCCTATAGAGGGCTTCTGCTGGTCGCTAAGACAGACCCTGGGTCAATACAAGGGATGCCTGATTTAATCGTTCTATGCGGCTCTCAGTACGCTTTACTGGAGGTTAAACGCTCAGCTACGGCTAAGAAACGTCCGAATCAAGGATATTATATCGAGAAATTCGGCAAGGATACCTTTACGGCATTCATTTATCCTGAAAATGAGCACCAGGTTATCTGGTATATGCTTGAATTCTTCGGTTTAGACCCAAATCTATATTTCCAGGTTGGTGGAAAATAGATAACTTTCTACTATTATAAAGGAGCTATATAATGTATATTGTAGAATTGACGGGTAGGTATTTCAAGGCACTAGGTGTCGGTTGTCTTTTACATAATGAGACAATGAGAATGCCTTATTTATTTAATACAGTTGGCGATGCATTTGATTATATTAAATCTACGTATAATGTTTCTATATATTTAAACAAGGTTAGACCTATAAATGGAAATAACGATGTGGTGTATGTCTATAGATTCGCAGATAGCGATGATGTATCTAAGGAAATTAACATTATCCCATGTAAACTATATTCTAGGGAGGGGCTAATATAAATGGAATGGATACCGCACTGGAACTTAGTAGGTAAACACGCATTTTTATCCCCATCGGGTTACTCTTGGTTGGGATATGACTCAGATAAGATGGCTAAATCCTATGAGAACAAGCAAAATGTTGCTCGTGGGACGGCTTTACATGAGATGGCGTCGCAACTTATTAAGTCAAAAACGGAGCTTGCACCTAAAAAGAAGGCTCTAAACATGTTTGTTAACGATTGTATACGTGAAGGAATGTCGTCTGAGGTGTTATTATACTACTCAGATAACTGTTTTGGCACTGCTGACGGTATTAAATGGGACGCGGATAACAAAGTTCTGCTCATTTATGACCTCAAAACCGGTGTTTCCAAGCCTTCATTTAAACAATTAGACATCTATGCTGCTCTATTTTGCTTAGAATACAACGTAAATCCTAAGAAAATTACCATTATTCAACGGTTGTATCAAGGAAATGGCTTTACTGAACAGGTCACAACTGCTGATAAAGCCCGAATTGATGGTGAAAATGATGGTAATATCGGTTGGATTATGTCACATATTAAGGAAATGAGCAAGATTATTGATGAAAAAGAAGCCGAAATCAGACCATTTAGGTTCTGGTAAGGGTCAAAATGGTAGGATAAATGTGTAAAATTCTACAGTTTTTGAACAAAATCGCTAATTTGCCCCTGACAAAAGTGGATCAAAAGTCGTGATTTTCCCCAATTTTCCCCAAAAAAAAGTTGGGGATAGAGCAAAAAACTTGGGGATTTTGCCCATTTTTGGCCCATTTCCCCACATTTGACCTACTTTTGATCCGACTTTTGATCCACTTTTTTGGGCCCTTTTTTGCTATAATGTATGGGTAAATTTAGGCCTATTTTTGCATGTTTTTTAGAGGTTTTTCAGTGCTTAAAAAGTGGATCAAAAGTCGGATCAAAAGTCCCGGAACTTTGGTGATTTTGGTCTTTTCCCCAAGTTTTCCCCAAGTTTTTCTATAAATCCCCAAGTTGAATGTGGGGAAAATTAAAAAGCTTGTCAGGGGCAAATTTGGAAAAAAGGGGTCATTTTGGCCTGTTTTTGGCCTATTTTTGCTAAAATAAAAAGGTTTTCCCCAAAATCCCACGGTTTTTTCAGAAAACTTTTAAATATATTAATTAAGATTATATGTGTTTATTATGGTATATTATGCATATTTATATATTGTCTTAAATTATATATATATTATATTATTTTTTAATAATCTCGCGCGTACGGGAACTATAATATAAATATATAAAATTACCTAAATAAATAAGGATTTTTAATCAATATATATAAAAAGTTTCTGAAAAAACGTGGGGATTGTGGGGAAAACATATTTATTAAAGTTTTTAGAGGTTTTTCGAGGAATTTCTGATTTTTTGAGATTTTTGAGAAATCGGGTTATATATCACAACCTTTTATTTTGGAGTGGATATTTTATATGAGTTCCAAACTGCACATAATTTTATATGCGAGGTTTGCGTCGGTTAGTGCTGACATAATATTTACCTCCTTATAAATATATTTTTGAACTTCATAATACATAATCGAAAAGCAGATTTTTTACTCCCTACATTACATTTTTTCATGATTTCTTGTCGAGCGGTTCGTCCAATAGTTTTCCAATCGACAACAACCCATATTTATTTTATGGACCTTTTCATATTTTCTACGTTACATTTTTGCTGTTAAGCGGTTAAAATAGGTTATGTAAAAAGTTATTAACTTGAGTCTAAACTTGCATATTTAAAATTGTGTGCGGTTTAGAATTCATATCGATATCCAATTGGGAATAGGATAAAATGTTGTGATTTTTATGATTTTTCGAGATTTTTAGAAATAAAATGGCTAGAATAGGCCTGAGAGGCTCATATTCGCGCTCTACGGCATTTTAAGCATATAGTCGGTAAATAGTTCCACTTTGTGCTAAAATCGCTCTACGGGCCTGCTAGGGGCCTTAAACGACGTGCTGTAAAATGCATGATTTTTATTATTTTGAGGAGGGTTTTGCATTGGATTTCAAAAATGTCTTCGAAAATGAAGACGAAATCATGGACGATTTAAGTCAACTTTCTGATGAAGGACGAGAAATTATCCTCAAACATTATGGGGTAAAAAGACGTTCTGGTCGTTATCCTTGGGACCCATTATTGCATTTACCGAAGAACTATAAGTTCATTGAAGAGCGGGATGAGCTCAAAAAACGAGGTCTTTCCGACAATGAAATTGCAAAACAAATGGGACTTTCAACCACAACTTATCGCTCAAAAGTGACGATTGCCAAAGAGGAATTGAAGGAATATAATATGCAACGGATTGCAAAATTGCAGGCCGAAGGCAAAATTATAGACGATATTGCTAAGGAAATTGGTACTACTGGGCAGACCGTTCGCAACTATATTGACGAAATGAACAACCCAAATAAGTCCTCTCGAGCTCAAAGAGTGCAGACTGAAGCGGTTGCAGATTCGTTAAAAGACGCTGTAAAACGGTCAAAATATGTGGATGTGGGTAAAGGAGTCGAGGTTCAGATGGGTATTTCCAAGGAAAAACTCAAAGCTGGACTAAATGCGCTGGTCGAATCTGGTGATTATGAGGTCCATAGCCTCCGAATTGCCCAGGTTACAGACAAAAATAACTCCACTCCAGTCAAAGTATTGACAAAAGCGGGGGTCGAACGGAAAGATATCTATAAAAACATGGATAAAATCCGTCCTGTTGAGGAGTTCGCTATCGATGGGGATAGTAGAATGTTCCAACAAATGGAGCGTCCTAAGTCTATTGGGTGGGATCGTGTACATATTCGCTATGCAATCCCCGAAGGACAGCGTGGTCATGGTACAAATGATGACGGATCCACAATGGACGGAGCTATGTTCCTACGCCCTGGTGTAAAAGACCTTAATTTAGGTAAAGCATCTTATGCACAGGTCCGTATTGCTGTAGGTGATACGCATTATCTTAAGGGTATGGCTTTATATGGTACTGAGGAAATGTTTAAAGACGTTCCAAAGGGTACTGATATTATATTCAATACCAATAAAACAAAAGATAAGGCGCCTCAAGATGTATTAAAACCTTTGAAAAAGAACCCTGATGGTGGTGCACCTATCGATGGGCCTAACCCATTCGGTGCTACAGTAAAACGTCAGAATGTTCTTGTTGATTCTAAAGGGAATCCGGTATATAAAAAAGGGGTTACTGATAGACATGGTAATAAGGTTGCTGAAATTGGGTCTGTCAATATTGTAAATGAGGAAGGTGATTGGGCTAACTGGTCTAAGACTTTATCCTCACAATTCCTATCCAAACAACCTACGACTGTTGTTCATGAACGTTTGAAGGCTACTCTAAAACAAATCGATGATGAGTATGATAGTATCAAGAAAGTAAATAACCCGGTAATTAGAAAACAATTATTGGATTCATTTTCATCTGATCTGGAATCTAAGCAGGTACATATGAAAGCGGCAGCTCCTAAAGGATTTCAGGGGCACGTTATCTTACCTGTTCCTGATATGAAGGAGAATGAAATCTACGCTCCTAATTATAAAAACGGGGAACGTGTAGTTCTTGTTCGATATCCTCATGGGGGTCGATTTGAAATGCCTGAGCTCACTGTAAATAATAACAGTGTTGCTCGCAAAATGATATCTAAGAACAGTCCTGATGCTGTGGGTATTCACCCTAAGGTCGCTGCTAAAATGTCAGGGGCTGACTTTGATGGGGATACAGCATATCTTATTCCTAATAATAAAGGGAAGTTTAAGACAGCTAACAGCTTAAAAGAGCTGGCTAACTTTGATCCTAATATGTATCAAGATAAGCCGGGAACATTTAAGCCTATCGAAAAGAAATACCAGCAAACTTTAATGGGGGTCGTTTCTAACCTCATTACAGATATGACATTGCAGGGTGCACCAACGAGTGAGATTGCGCGTGCCGTAAAACATTCGATGGTAGTTATTGATGCGGAAAAACATAAGCTAAATTATAAACGGTCTGCTGAAGAAAACGGGATCGATGCATTAATGAAGCGATATATGACGCACGTCGATAGAATTAAATACGGTGAGCTGGAAAGATATAATCCTAAGACTAGGAAAATTGATAGGGTAGTCGATCCAGATACACTTAAAAAAGATTTAAATCCGGATGCTAAATATACATCGGCCTCCACAATTATATCCCGCCATAAACAAACCGTCATAACTGACGGGTACCGTGTAGAAGTGCCGGATCCAAAATCAAGCACTGGCAAAACAAAAATGGTATGGAGAAATAAAAAAGAAACATATCTTGTGAATATGGTGGAGGATGCTAATATATTCTTAGGGCCTAACGCTACAAAAACGGAGCATCATTATGCGGACTACGTAAATGAATTAAAGGCATATAAGAAACGGGTAGACGCTGAGTCAGCGGATATCAGGATGCCAGCCCGTGATCCTAAGGCTGCTAAGATCTATGCATCAGAAGTCTTGTCAATGAAAGAGAAAGTTAATCAAGTTAAGATTAATCGTATCAAAGAGAGACAAGCACAACGTATGGCTGAAGTATCAAGTAAAGCTGAGATTGCTCGACGATCTGAAGACGAAGTCTTGAAGAAGGATGACATCTCCCGGATCAAGCAGCAAGCCCTGAACAAGGCTCGTGCCCAGCTTGGTACAGGCAGGAACCCTGTTACAATCACTGATGATGAATGGGATGCAGTACAAGCTAATGCTGTATCGGGTACGTTACTAAAAGAACTGGTATCCTTTATGGATGACGCCCAGCTTAAGACACTAGCTACACCACGTCCTAACAAAGTTATGACTGACGCTAGAAAGAACAAAGCCAAGGCGTTACTTGCAAATGGTTACACAATCTCTCAAGTTGCTGAAACTTTAGGGGTCAGTCCAACAACTATTGGGAAGATCAAGAACGAATAGTTTAGTGGGTTCTCAAACCCTACTGTTCTTGTGTGCCTACCGCAAAGGGAATAGGTATAGCTATGGACTATGAACCTAGCCAATCCTATCTCTATCCTATAAAGAAAGGAGACTACTCATGTTAACTACCGAAGACAATCCATTCGATCCTTGGACTCAGTATGACCTTTGGCGTGAGTGGGACATTAGTCATGGTTACAATCTTGAGTCTTACATTGCAACACTAATGCCAATGCTCACTTCTGCATCGATAGAAGACTATGAACATGCTTGGTCAGTTGCTGTTTCTTCAATTCTGGAACAAAACATCTTTGGAAACTTGAAGCTTGTTCCTAAACCCGCTGACTTTGAGGAGGACCTCACTTTCCTCGAAGACTCTGAAGATGATATAAAAATTTGATACCCCCGGGGGGTCTGATTACAGCCCTCCCTTTCTTTGCATCGGCGCTGGTATCAAAAATTCCCCCGTTGCGATTTTTTTCAAAATGGTTTTGGATTCTAACAGGCCGATATTAAGATCGGTTTCTGAGGCTATACGTGTTTGACTCCTTTTCCGTATAGTCTTAGTCTATAGGTACCTTAGACAGGACTTTGGTTGCTTGTAAAACTAACTTAAAGTCGGTCTATTTGAGTCCAAAAGCACAAGAAAGGATTCGTCAACACTAACAAAGAAAGGAAAAAGTCAAGTGGCAACTAGTAAAACTACATACAAAGTTGTGGCCCCTGCTGGAGTTTACATTCGACAGACACCGCAACAGTCCGAAGACAATGTTGTTCGACTGGCAGATAACGGCGAACGCCTAATCGTTCTTGAAGTTGGCTCTGAATGGGTTAAAACTGAAGAAGGTTATGTGATGAACCGTCCATACATCATCGAGCCAGATACTACTAAACCTAAGAAACAAAAGGAAGAGGCTGAATAGTTATGACAAATGAAGTTGCTAATTATGATACTCCTCAACGGGCCTATAAACCTGCACGTTCGCCTGAACAGCGTGAAATGCAAATGATGGCACTTGCGATGGAGCTATCTGAAAAGCGTCTTCAGGAAGGAACTGCTTCGGCTTCGGAGATCGTATACTGGTTAAACCAAGCAAGCCCTAAAGCTCGTCTTGAGCGCAAACAACTTGAACTGCAAGCAGAGCTATTGCAAGCACGTATCGATTTGATTCGTAGTGACCAACAAGCTGAACTTGACTTCAAGGAAGCGCACAAAGCGTTCCAAGGTTATGCTGGTAAACCATCTGATGTTATTGAGGGGACTTTCTATGAGCAATAGATTGTCCTACAAAGAAATGTCTAAACTCGAATCTTATACAGAGCGATTGGAGTATCTCAGACTTCGTGGTATTCAACACGAGGCTCCGAGAGACATCTCTAATCCTTTCTATAAATCAAGAGCCTGGCTTAACTGTCGAAATGAAATCATTCGTCGAGATCTTGGACAGGACCTTGGGGTAAGAGGACTTTATGTTGACGGTGTGATCACTGTTCACCATATGAATCCTTTAACGAGAGAAGACATTGAGAATCTGACCGAGAATTGTTTCGATCCTGACGGACTTATCACGGTCTCTGATTATACCCACAAACGAATCCACTACGATCAGAAGGAGTATCAAGAATGGGTGGAGCGTAAACCGGGTGATACAAAACTATGGTAAGGATGAAATGAATGAACACAATCTATGAAGACGTTCTCAACTTCGTCGGTGTATTACATGATTCCGATCCCGAGTCCAACAAAGTTGTTAAAACTCAGATAGGATTGGCTATCGATACTGCCTTAGGTATTCTTGTACAAAACGGTATAGGACATACTTGTAGTGTTGTTACAAATCCTGATCTTACGTGGAGTGACTTTTTCTATGGACATATCGATGATCTGGATGAAGGTATAAAACGACGGCTTGATAATATGTCTTTTGCTAAGACGTTTGTCGGTATAAGTGTCATGATTTCTTATGACCCTCCACAAGCATCGGTCCTTACGGCACTAAAAGAAGCTCGTGATGAAAATCTTACTCGAGCTCGTTGGGAGGTAGAATATGTCAACAAAGACATCCGATGACATACTGCTTCATTATGGTCGAAAGGGACAGAAGTGGTATCATCATATCTTTGGTTCCGTTCGCGGTAGTATAAGCGGTAGACGTCGTAAATCTAGCAAACAAACGGCGGTTGCTAAGGCGGTTTCGAAGCGTAAAAAGAGTATGCCGGTTGATGAGTATCAACGAGAGCTAGAAGTCATTAATCTTTATCGTCATAGAGATAAAGTATCGACTAAAGCTTTAAAAGCCAAAATTGCCAGAATTGAGTCTGAACGCAAACTTAAAGAGTTAGCAGAAGCTCCAGGTAAAGCTCGAGCAGAAGCGCTTAAGAAGAAACAACAGGCTCGACTTAAGTTTATTGGTAAGGCTATCTCTGCCGGTATTGATGTTTATAGCAAAGTACCGTCATCTGTTGCAACTCGAAAGATCGATAAGAGCAATAAAGATGCTGTCAAGAAAGCTATAGAAGAATTCAAAGTACGACAAGAGTGGGCTAAGGCCTTTAAAGACGTACCTATTACTATGACGAACTTCACGCAATCTGTTAACATTCACGGTGTTGACGTTTATATACCTGAAAGTATTCGGAAGACAAAAGATTTGCGTTTAGCTCAAGCCAAAGATCAAATGAATGGAGATAAATAAGATGGGTGAAATTATTAACGGTGTATACGTACCGTCAAATGAAGATATACTTCAACACTATGGTAAAAAAGGTATGAAGTGGAAAAAACGTAAGAATCCGCTTGCTGAGGCTTCGGAAGCTCTTACCGAAGATCTTGCGTATGCTGCTGATAAAAAAGCAATTGACGAACATGTTAAAGATGCTTTACGTGATAAACAAACGGTTGATCGGAATATGGAAGATAACATCAAGAAGATCAAAAGTGGTGTTCGAAATGGTAAAACTTTAGATCCAGCCGAACAAAAATATCATGATGCTTATATGCGTAATGCAAAAGCTTCTACAAAAGTCGCTCAAATTCTTGAAGCACGTCGTAAACATGCTAAAGATATGGCCGCGGCACATGCCAAAGACGTTAAGAATAGACGTAAATAATACCTTTAAGGAAAAGGAGTAACTAGTGGTATTTAGCAACACTGCGGTTCCTGTCGAGTACGGTAGATTTAGAGACGCTGTAATACGCGGTGAGATTCCTGTATGTCGCGAGGTCTCGATGCAGATGAACCGAATCGATGCGGATATCGCCAACCCAAATTATTATTACGATAGTGACGCTATCCAAGGGTTCATTGACTTCTGTGAGAATGAGATGACCCTAGTTGATGGCCGACCGTTAACCCTATTGCCTACTTTCCGCCTTTGGGCTGAAGACCTACTAGCTTGGTTTGAGATCAAGGAAGAGAAGGTTTATGACCCGCAGACTGGAAAATTCAAAATAGTTAAACATAAGCGCAGACTTAGAAACAAGCAATACCTGATCGTCGCTCGTGGTAACGCCAAATCACTTTATGCAACATTACACCATGCCTATGGTTTGGTAATCGACACGAACTCCACACAACAAGTAACAACTGCTCCAACTATGGCTCAGGCAGAAGAGGTACTATACCCATTTGCTACAGCTATAACTAAAGCGGCTAGCTCAACTGAAGGGTTCCCTTTGTTCAGAGTTCTTACTAAAGGCTCTAATAAGGCTCGTACTCAAAAGTCTCAAGCACAACTTGCTGTTACGAAAGACGGTATTGTTAATAAACTGACAAACTCTATACTACAGGTCAAACCTATGACTCGTAGCAAACTTCAAGGATCTCGTGCCAAGTATGCTAGTGTCGATGAGTGGCTTTCTGGTGATATCAAAGAGGATATTATCGGTGCCTTGGAGCAATCTGCTTCTAAAGACGGTATTGATGACTACATTATCTTAGCTGTATCCTCTGAAGGTACAGTTCGTGACTCGGTAGGGGATGCTATTAAGAAAGAGCTTCTTGATATCCTTCGTGGTCAGTACTATGACCCGCATACTTCTATCTGGTATTATCGCTTAGACGATCTTGCAGAGGTGGCGAATCCCGACATGTGGATGAAAGCTTGCCCTAACATTGGTATTACAGTTTCTTATGAAGCTTATCAACGTGACGTTAGACGTGCAGAACACTCTCCTGCAAACAGGAATGATATCCTGGCTAAGCGGTTTGGTATACCTGTGGAAGGGACGACCTACTTCTTCACTTTCGAAGAAACTGAACTTCATCGAAGGCAGAACTTCAGGCGTATGGAAGTTTCAATGGGTATGGATGCTTCTCAAGGTGATGACTTCTGGGCGTTCACTTGGATCATGCCTCTTGGTAGAGGTAGATACGGTGTGCAAACAAGGTCGTACGTTTCGGAAGTTAAATACTTACGTCTTAACTCCGCGGCACAACAAAAGTACGATCAGCTTCAAGCTGAAGGAACATTGATTATACTACCTGGTAACTATCTTGACTGGGAACAAGTATATGACGATGTTGAGCGTTACATCGACGAGATGGAATGGTCTGTTATCTCATTTGGATACGACCCATATAACGCTGCTGAGTTTGTTGATCGTTGGACTATGGAAAACGGAGACGTTGGTGTCGAAGTCGTACGACAAGGTGTTAGAACTGAGTCTGTTCCTCTAGGTGAAATTAAGAACATGGCGACATCTCGCGATCTTATTTTCTTCGAGGAACTTATGAAATACGCAATGGGTAATGCTGTTGTAATTCAAGACAATAACGGTAACTACAAACTTTCCAAAATGCGAAGCAATGAAAAGATCGATAACGTTGCCGCTTTGATGGATGCTTGGGTTGCCTATAAACGTAATAAGGAGGCATTCTTGTAGGATGGTAAATAACCCCTTAGGATCATGGAACGCATTCATGTCAACCCGCAACGGGCTCGACTATGATGAGTCATTAGTTTCCGGCTCTGGTTGGGGACGATCGACAAGTGCGCTTCGTGGTTACAATTTCAAACGTCAAGATTTGGTGAATAGCATTATCTCTATGATCGCTCTTGACGTCGCAATGGTCGACTTTAAACATTTAAAGATCAATGAAGAAGACGGTAATCAAACCCCTGTAGAGTCAGGTTTGATCGATTGCTTAACACTGTCTGCTAATATTGACCAAACTGGTCGTGCATTTATTTACGATTTGGCCTGGTCACTATTGGAAGAGGGTACTGTAGCGATTGTCCCCGTTGATACGACTACAAAACCGAATGATGAAGGATCTTATGATGTCCTATCTATGCGAGTAGGTAAGATAATGCAATGGTATCCTCGAGCTGTTCGGGTTAGGGTCTATAATGATCAAAATGGTTTAGAACAAGACCTAACTTTGTCTAAGCAATCTGTGGTTATCTTAGAATCTCCTTTGATTGGGCTACTTAAAGACCAGAATGCTACTCTACGATTGATAGAGCAGAAGATGGATCTCATGTACTCTCAAGACAAGGCGATTGTGGCAGGTCGTTTGAATGGTTTTATTCAAGTGCCATACGCTACTAAGAGCGAACATAGGCAGGCTTTAGCGCAAGACCGTAAGAAGAAACTCGAAGAAGAGCTAGCTAATAGTCAGTTCGGTATTGCTACCTTGGATGCGAATGAAAAGTTCATTCACACTGGTGGTAACATTATGAACAACCTTGTTGATGACTTACGTAAGTTACAACAAGACTACTATAACCAAGTTGGTATCTCCTCTAAGATTCTTGATGGTACTGCGGGGCAAGCTGAGCTTAATCTTTATTACCATCGTGCCGTAGACCCTGTTCTACAGACTATTGTCGATGGTCTTAATAGAACGTTCTTAACCAAGACTGCTAGAACGCAAGGTCAGGTAATTCAGTATTATCGTGACCCATTCCGTATGTTGCCAGTTGAACAACTAGGTACTGCGGCAGATCTCTTTGCTCGGAATGCCATATTTACTTCGAATGAAATCCGTGCAATGCTAGGTCGAGCACCTCACCCAAGTCGTATCGCAGATATGCTCTTTAACAAGAATATCTCTACTGGTATGGACCTAATGGGTATTGGTGATCCTAATGGTACAACCCAGGGGTATCCTGAAATCTACAACGATGGCCAAGGTGGGTATGTCGATGCGGACGGAAATCCGGTAGATGAGTATGGACGTCTCTTGGATGTATAAATTTTTTATGGAGGTTTTCTAGTTGCAAAAGAAGGCTGATTTTGCTGGATGGGTAACTAAGAATGACATTCGCTGTAGTGATGGTGTCACGATTCGTCATGATGCATTTCTACAAAGTGATGGCGCTCAAGTTCCTATCGTTTGGCAACATGATTACTCCAGTCCCTCAAACGTGTTGGGGTACATGAAACTTCAGCATCGTGACCAGGGTGTTTATGGGTATGGGTATCTAAATGATACCGAACATGCTCAAGACACTAGAGTCCTACTACAACATGGTGATTTAAACGCTATGTCTATTGGGGCTCGCGGTATCCGAAAGAACGGCAACGACGTAATTCATGGTGAAATCTATGAAGTAAGTCTGGTTCTTAAAGGTGCCAATCCTGGTGCGCTGATCGAACATGTTATGCTCCATAGCGCATACGGGACTGAAGAGTACGAAAGCGACCGTGCTACCATTCATACTGGTATCACGCAGGAACTCATTCATTCAGATACTGAAGATGAGTTAGAAGATAAAAAGGAGGGACACATGTCTCGTACATATGAGGAACTGTTAGAAGGTCTAACTGATGAAGAGGTTGAAACTCTCCTCGGTGGCGTTCTAGCTGACGTTGATGCCGCTTTGCAAGCTGAAGAAGCTGAAGAAGCAGAAGAAACTGAAAAAACTCAAAATGAGTTAGAAGTTAACGGTTTGGACGAAGAAGTCGCAACCGAAACTGTTGACGGAGCTACAGAAGACAATGAAGTCGCTGTAGAATCTAGTGCAGATGCTGGTGATACAGTATCACATTCTATTTTCGAAGGAGAAGAAGTTTTGAAACACAATCAATTCCAAGGGACTACTAATGCTGCTGTATCTGAAGCAGAATTGGACACTTTACTACAAAGCGCGATTCAAGGAAACGCAACTTCATTCGCAGGCGTACTTCGTGCTAACGACGTTCTAGGTGAAGACTCACTTCAACACGGTTTGGTAGGTATGGAAACATTGTTCCCACAACCTGCTACTAACGGTGGAATCAATGTCTACAACCCAGGCTCACTTAACATCGACAAGATCATGGGACAATTCGGTAAGTCTCCACTTCCTCGCGTTAAGAACATGTTTGCTAACCTTACAGAAGACGAAGCTCGCGCTCGTGGATACATTAAAGGTAACCAAACTCTTGACTCTATCGAAGAAGTTTACTTCCGTGAAACTACTCCAGGATCTGTTCACCGTCGTGAAACAATCGATCATGATGATTTGATTGACTTGCAAGATGGCGGATTCGCTGCTGTTAACTTTATCCAACAAGTTCAAATGGCTAAGTTCAAAGAAGAAATCGTTAAAGCGGCTTTCTTGTCTGACGGACGTCCATTGACACTTGCTGACGGTAAACGTAACCCTGAAAAGATCAGCGAAAAACACATTCGCCCTATCATCAAAGATGATCCATTGTTCGTAATCAAAGTAACTGCGGCTACATTTGAAAACGCTGTTGACGAAGTAATCGGTAAAGCATTTCCTGCATACCAAGGTTCTGGTAAACCATGTCTTTACATCAACCCATTCGACTTGGCTAAATTGAAGACTCTTAAAGACAAGAACGGTCGTTACTTGTATGCTCCATCTATGGACAACAACCAAGTACCTGGTAACGCAAACATTGCCGCATACTTCATGTGTGATGAAGTTGTTGAATACCGTGCTCTTCCTCAAGGAACATTCATCATTGGTAACCTTGTAGACTATCAATTCGGTATGTCTAAGAATGGTGAAATCGCTACATTTGACAGCTTCGATATTGACTTCATGCAACATAAATACTTGATGCATGCGCGTATGTCTGGTGCTATCCGTACACCTAAATCATTCATCGTCGTTACTGTAAGCGATAAAGCTGCTGCTGACGAAGCTGTTGCTAACTTCGATTCTACTGGTCTTAAGACTAAACCAACTTGGACTGTACAAACAGACCCAACTGAATTCAAGGGTGTAGGTGCTAAGGCTGTAGATTATGATGCTGCAGTTAACGGAGTTGTTATGACTGAGGATGAAAAGAAACTCGGTGATGTTGAAACAGCTCCAAAACAAAAGAAACCTAAAAAAGCTGAATAGTCTTTGAAAGTTAGGAAGGTAACGAAATGACAAAAGCTGGAATTAGACTTATCTTCCGTTCCAAAGAGACAGAAGAAGTTGAAATTGGGGATCATCGTTATACCTATACGGTATCCCCTTTGTTAATTGCTAGAATATCTACTAAATCATTTATGATTGAGGATAGTGACTCAGTTAACCAGAATACTAAGTCGAAACTTAAGTTCGATGTTCCTTTGCCTAATGATGCATCTGACCGAGTGAATAGAATTAGCCACATTCTTTATATGGGCTCGTTTTATAAAGTAGGGACGATTAGACCTTACCCTCCTCGAGTTGCGTTAACAGTAGAAGATCTCGAATTGTCAGAGCTTAAGTCGGAGTTAGAACAGCGAGTAAATGAAACTTCTCGAAAATCTCAAAATGAATTAAAAATTGACGCATTTGATCATTTAGGTGTGTTGATGACCCCGCCAGAAGAAACTAGTGAACTTCAAAAGAATTCATTGGTTCTAAAAGATGGGATTATTCAGGTTTGGGATGGGACGAAGTATACCGATCTTGTTAAAACTCTATCAACTACAGTTGCCGAACATACGGAAGAGCAGTTATAATAATTTATACTACTAATCTACTATTACTAATTATAATTGTATAATTCAAATGTGAGGTAATGAACTATGGGGTTTAAGACAAGAAAGGAATTTCTCGAAGTTCTAAAGCGAGAGATATGTCCGAATATTTATTTCACTCCTCCCGATGATGTTACACTTAAGTTTCCAGCTTGCGTTGTTACTAGGGAAGACTTTGATGTTCGTAAGGCTAATAACAAGCCGTATATGTCTAATATGGGGTATAAGGTGGTTTATATGTCTAAGAATGAGTCTGATGAAATATTTATGAAGATCTCGAATACGTTTATGTATTCTGCTTTTAGATCTGAGTATAAGGTTAATGGGTTATATCACAAAGTATTTGTGGTTTATGTTTAGAAAGGAATGTCGATTTGGCTACAGTAGAAGAGGTTGTTAATTATGCCCGTTCTTTAGCGGATCAAGGGGTAGGTACTGATGCAGATGGTTCTTATGGAACTCAATGCGTAGACTTACCAAATAGTATTTCTCAAATTTACTTCGGTAAGATTCTATGGGGTAATGCTATTGACCTATTGGATTCCGCTGCAAGTTTGGGGTATGAAGTTGTATATGATGCTGTGGGAGTAAATCCTAGAGCTGGTGCGATCTTTGTTATGGATACTACTTATCTGTATGGTCACCCTTATGGTCACACAGGTATTGTTATTGAAGACTCAGATGGTTACACAATCAAAACTATCGAGCAAAACATTGACGGTAATGCTGATTCATTATACGTTGGTGGTCCTGCACGATACAATGAACGTAACTTTGATGGTATTGTTGGATGGTTCTATCCTCCATATACTGGTCTTCCTCAAGGTGACCCTGTCATCGCACCACAACCAGAGACTCCTGCAGACGAGGTTGTTGTAAACGAAGAAACTGCGAAATTTACAGTAATGGTAGCCGGACTTAATGTCCGTACTGAGCCACATGTTACTGCTGAGATCGTAGAAGTTTACACACCTGGACAAACATTCATTTATGATCAATGGATGGATGCTGACGGATATCGTTGGTTGTCTTACATCGGTGCAACTAGTGGTAAGCGACGTTATGTTGCTTGTGGTAATGTTGAGAACGGCGAACGCATTAATGCATTTGGCGAATTCTCAGAAGCTTAATATTTGGAGGAAATTTTAAATGACAAAATTGGTTTGGGATCAGGATACTAAACGTTTATACGAATACGGTGTTGACAACGGTGTTCTTTTCCTTAAGAAAAGTGATGGTAGCTACGAAAAAGGTGTTGCTTGGGATGGTTTGACTAAAGTCTCAGAATCACCAGAAGGTGCAGAATCTACTGCTAAATACGCTAACAACAAGAAATACCTTAACTTGCGCTCAGACGAACGCTTCAAAGGTCAAATCTCAGCCTACACTTATCCACAAGAATGGAATAAATGTCAAGGTAAACGTAGCCCTATTACTAACGGAGCTGGTGGTAAGAAAGAACTCGCTGGTGTGACTGTTTCTGGTCAAGCTCGTTCTGACTTCGGTCTTTCATACCGTACTGGTATCGGTAACGATACTGAAGGTTTGGACCATGGCTACATTCTTCACCTTGTTTACTCAGCATCTGCTGGTGTATCAAGTAAAGAATACCAAACTGTAAATGAAAGCCCCGATGCTCTTGAGTTCTCTTGGGACTTTGATACAGTACCAACACCAGTACCAGGAATGAAACCAACTGCTCACGTTGAAATCAACAGCACTTTGGTTGACAAAGACAAACTTGCTGATCTTGAGAAGAAAATTTATGGTTCTGCTGATTCTGAACCAACTCTTCCAACACCAGAAGAAGTGTTCACCATTCTCGGTCTTGTCGCTGGGTAATTAGAATTTAATGACGTGGGATAGGGGTTGGGCAACTAAGGTTCGTGTTGGCGTCAAAAAATTCAAAATGAAATATAAATCTACATTAAAGGAGTATAGAGATGATTTCTAAAACAGTAACTTATAACAACTTACTCACTGGGGAACCAGTAACAGAGGAACTTTGGTTCCACTTACGTAAAGACGAAATTATTCGTATCATGGGTCGTGCTAAAAAGGATTGGGACGACTATATCAAAGAAATGATGAGCCGTGAAGACGTTGATGAGATCTTCGACTTCGTTGAATCTATTCTTAAGATGGCTTACGGTGAACGTTCTGAAGATGGTCGTACTTTCCGTAAAGACAAGAAACTTCAAGAAGACTTTGCTAACTCTGAAGCATACTCTGAACTATTCATTGATATGATTACAGATGCCGTATCTGCAGATGGTAAAGAAACTTCTAAGTTCTTTAGCGCCCTTGTAGGTGATCCAAACAAAGGAACTGTTCCGGAATCAGTTTCTAAACTCAAGAAATAAGATAATTGAGGGGTAAAATTACACCCCTCTTTTATTTTTATTTGATAGCGAGGTATATATGTTAGTTATTGATACACCCGATCGGGAATATTATAATGAGGAAACGTATCAATTCATAACTATACCAGGTCGCCGTTTACATTTCGAGCATAGTTTAAAAACTGTTGCGGAGTGGGAGACATTATATCGCAAGCCTTTTTTAACTCGAGAGGAAAAGACCACTGCTGAGCTCTTTGACTATTTCTTATTAATGTGTCAAGAGGATATAAGCTACTCGGATTTAACACCAGATGTAATTGAACAGGTTTCAATGTATCTGGAGGATAAGCCAACAGCTACAGTTATCAATCCAGTGGAGAAACCAAGTAACAATGGAATGGTTATGACGTCAGAGGTTATATATGCTTATATGGCCAATGCGAGGGTTCCATTCGAATGCGATACTTGGAACATTCATAGACTCTTAACTCTTTTAGGTGTCATCGGTGAATTCAATGCACCTAAGAAGAAGAAGTCTACGAGTCAAATATTGGATGACTATGATCGTATTAACAATGAACGGCAAGAGAAAATTCGTAAGATGCGAGAGGAGCGTGAACGAAATGAGAATAAAGGTGCAGACAATTAAGAAGAAAACCGGGTTGTCTACAATGGCTAAGAAAGCCGAAAACATGGATTCAGTTCGACATGCTTTACAATCTCGTGGACGGAGTGGATTGAGCCGGCTGATTTCTGCTACTCCTAAACGATCAGGGTCAACCGCTTCATCTTGGGGTATGGAGGTTGAAAAATCTCAAAATGGTTTAAGTTTATACTATTCCAACTCTAAGAAGATCAAAGATGGTACCCCTCTTGTTGTACTTATTGTTAACGGCCACGGTACTGGTACTGGTGGATATGTTCCTGCTAATAACTTTGTTACTCCTATTGTAGATTCTATTGCAGATGAGATATTGAGGGAGGTGGAAAAAGTAATTGAGTAGACAAATAATTGAAGAACGTCTTATTAAGCTCGGTATTGATAATGAACAGTTCAAGACAGGTCTTAAAGAGTCCTTATCGTCTCTTGAAGACTTAGATAAATCCCTTGCAAAAGTTGATGGTAAATCTAGCTTTGCAAATACCGAGAAAGCCACTAAATCTCTAGGTCGCTCCCTTACCGAATTAATGGGCTCCGCCCCTAAACTAGGGGATATGTATATGGGCGCCTTTAATAAAATCGGATCTGCTGTTGGTAGTGCGACAGGAACCTTTAGTAAATTTGCGTCTGGTGTCTTAAACTTTGTTTCTCCTATAACGTTAGGTGGTAAGCAAGCATCTGAGGCTATTCAATCCATTGATACCTCAGTTCAACAGACCAGTGGTAAATTTAGCATGCTACAATCGGTAGCATCTATTGCCTTGGGTAATATCGCGGCTAATGCTACAATGGCTGGCTTGTCTATGGCAAAGAACTTTGCGGGTAAGATACTTCACACAATCGCTCCGCTTAAAGCGGGGTTTGGTCAGTTTGAGGACAAGGTTAACTCAGTAAACATGTTGGTTGCTGCATTGGGTAAATCTGAGATGGGTCACATTACTGGATCCCTTGATGAGTTGCAAAAGTATGCAGAAACAACCAAATACTCAGTTAAGCAAATGCATAACTCACTTGCGCAGTTCGTAAATGCCGGGGTGGGTCTAGATGATGCTACTACCGCGTTGAAAGGTTGGGGTAATCTGGCCGCTTCTGCTGGTGCAAGTACGGATGGATTTAACCGTTCACTCCAATTCGGGGTACAACAAGCATTACAAATGGGTATGATGAATACTCAGAACTGGATGTCTGTTGAAAACGCCGGTATGGCAACTAAACGGTTTAAAGATATCTTGGTTGAAACCGCTAAGGCTTTAGGGCAAAACGTTGACTTATCTGAAGGATTCCGGGGGTCTCTTAAAGACGGCTGGCTGACTAATGAGGTCTTAATTAAATCCCTTGAACAGCTTGCTAATGATGAAACTTTGAAGAAGATGGCTTCTGACTTCCACACCTTTGGCGAAGCGGCAGAGGCTGTTGCGGACCAAGTAACATCTGGCTGGGCTCGTGTATGGGAAACCTTATTTGGTCAAGCAGGTAGTGATGAGCTTACTGCGTTCTGGACTAAATGGGGTAATGCTGCGGCCAATGCTTTGAGCGCGACTTCTGAAAAGGCTAATGAGTTTGCGAAAGCATTTGTATCCTTAGGCGGACGAGACAAAATAATGGGCCTTATGGATTCGGTATTCGGATCTATCGGTGGCGTATTTAAATCTATCGGTGGCGCTTTCACTCATGTATTTGGTGGAAACGTAAGTACTGTAGTTGGGCAAAAGCTAGTCGATATTATTGGAAAACTTTCTGAAAAATTGAAACTAGGTACTGCTGAGCTTCACGCTTTCCAACACATCTTTATTGCAGTCTTCCAAGGTCTTAAATGGATTGGTGCTGAAGTAGGCGCTAAGATGAAACTCATCGCGACGCTTATTCCAAACCATATGATCAAGGACTTTATTCTGATCGTTGGTATGATAGCGAAAGCTCTATGGACGACTATCCGTGCGTTTGAAGTATTTATTAGTAAACTAATAAACTTCAGCAAGATCGGTAAAGTATTTAGTTTCGTAGGAAATGCTATTAATAAGTTCTGGGATGCAGTACATAACGGCTTAGCCAACTTCTCTGAGAAATGGTCTGCAGCATTTGATAAACTTCCTGGTGGCGTTGCAAAAGTCATGGATTGGCTTAAGAAATTCTGGGAAGTAATCAAGGTTCTTACACCGGCTATTGGACACCTTAAGCAAGAATTACACGGATTCTTCTCTAAGATTGCTAATCCGTTTAAGACTTTGGGTCATGCACTTGGCGATAACGGTAAGAAATTCAATGAGTGGTCATTCTGGGTAGGTAATGCTGTACAGCGATTCCCTATCTTCGGTAAAGCTCTAGGTAAGTTCATTGTAGGATTCTCGCATTTCAATGACGCAACTGGTCGTATGGATTCTTGGGCTGGTCAGTTTGGTCACAAACTAAGAACACACCTTTCAGGTTTCTATAACAGTCTACGTAACAACTACCGACGGACTATTACAAGTCATAGAACGTTCTGGAATAGCCTTAACGGGGCTATGGATCAAGTTCTTAATCGCCAGATTACAACCTGGAAGCAGTTCCGTGAAGCTGTTAAGTGGGAATACTTGATTCCGCCTGGCATTCGTGACATGTTTAAGAACTTTAAGTTCTCTATGCCTGATATGTCGGGACTTAAGAAAGGTTTTGCGGCCTTTGCGTCTAATCCTTTTGGCGCAATCAAGAACGGCACCCAAGGACTTTCAAAATGGTTAGAAAACTCTACATTTTCTCTTAAGGCCTTTGGTGATATTGTTCGTAAACACTGGCCTACTCTTGGAGAGTACGCTGATAAATTAGACAAAGTTAAATTCTCATTGTCTTTCCTTAAACCAGTCGTAGACAGTGTCGGTAAGGCATTTGAATGGTTTAATTCTAAGATCTCGAAGATTAGCTTTGGTAAGATTAACTTCGGTGGTGCTGGCAAAGTCTTTAGTGACGCCGGTAAAGCGCTTACTGCGAACTTCTCCGAAGGTATTGTTCCTGGTATCGTTAAATCTATTGACGGATTCCGTAAGTGGGTTGGCGAGCTAGGTGCTGTTAAATCTATCTTTGGTGGCCTAGGATTAGGGGCAGGCGTTATCGGCGAAGCCTTTAATACCATTCGTAAAGAAATGGGTAAATCTAAGATTGACTTCAGTAACTTTAAGACAACCCTAGAAACATTTAAGGGCTGGTTCCATGGTTTCTGGCATGGCTTAGCTAATGTTGTATCAGGTGATACTTTCTCTAAAATTGGAGCAGGTATCAAGAACGGATTTAGCTCGGCTATGAGCTGGATTTCTAGTACATTCGGCCCATGGTTTAAAGGATTCTTCTCAAGCCTACCATCTAGTGTACAACATACTTTAACTGGACTATGGGATCTAATTAAGCAATTCGCCTCATCAATCGGATCAAGCTTTAAAGACACCAACTTCTCATTTAAGAACTTTGGAGAAGTTGTCGATTCTGTAAGTAAGGGTGTTAAGAAAGCCCTTGAAGAGATTGGGAAAGTCCTTAAGAAGATCTGGGACGGCTTTAAAGATCTGTTTAAGGTTACCGGTGTATCTGCTGATGAACTTACAGAGGCTGACTTCGGAGATCGTAAGATGAAAGAAGCCGAAGCCGGAATGAACCGTTTGGGTGATAGCGTAGACCGTGTCCATGAAAAGAGTAAAGGCGTCTTTGCAAGTATCGGTGACATGGCCAAACTTCTTGGCGAGACATTCAGTGCTGTATTAGCACCTTTCAACAAGGCAGATTCTGCGGCAGTTGGTAAGATTCTTACATTGGCCGCGGCGATTATTGTGCTTTGGAATACTCGTAAGAAAGTGCTCGGCATTAAAGACATGTTCCGGGAATTCGGTAAAGGTATTTTCGAAGGGGCTAACTCCGTAACTGGATCTCTTACAAATATGTTTAAAGCTATTAGCGGACACTTTAAAGCCAAAGCCAAATTCCAAAACATCAAGTCCTTTGCATTAGCTATTGCAACTTTAACAGGTTCTCTGTTAGTCCTAGCTATGATTCCTGCTGATAAACTTCAACGAGGGGTTCTTGGGCTTGTAGCAGTTCTTGGCGCGTTTGAAGTGTTCTACTTAACATTGTCAATGACAACCAAGAAGTTCGACCAAAGCAAAGTTCAAAATGCTAAAGATATGATGCTTGGTATGCTTGGCGTAGCAGGCTCTATTCTTATGATCTCTGGATCTGTCATGCTGCTAGGTAAGTTGGATGGAAATTCTCTTACGAAAGGTCTTTTCTCTGCCGGTGTTATTCTGGTTGCAATGGGCGGCTTGATGGCTATAATGGCACATATGCAACGAAATGCTAAAGGGTTTGACGGTGGTTCTGCTAAGATTTCCATTGGTATCTTAACCTTTATCGGATTAGCATATGCGATTAAGAAAGTGGCTAAGGTCGTTAAAGACGTTGGTAGTCTTGATGAAAGTACTCTTAACAAAGGTCTTTATACTGTCGCTACCATTATTGTAGGTATGTCGGCTGTTCTTCTTGCAACTGGTAATCTTAAGGAAGTTAAGACCTCATCTATTCTTACCTTTATTACAATGGCTAAAGCTGTAGGGGGTATCTCTAAAGCAGTAGCTGAACTTGGATCTCTTGATACCGATGTTCTTCTTAAAGGTGGAGCGGCAGTCGCTATCATGCTTACTGTTATTGCCGGTATTGCATTAGCATTTAGTAAACTAGATAATACTAAGCAATCATTTACTAAGAATGCTCTTGTTATGTTTGGTGGTATTGCTGGAATGTTGTATATGATGCGTAGCTTAGCGCAAAGCATCGGTACAATGAAGAATCCAGATGCTATTGTACAAGCTCTTGGTGCTATGGCTGTTGTAACAGCGGCATTTGGTGCTTTGGCGATGGTTCTTCAGAAGAACAATATCGGAGATAAAGGAATAAATGAAGGTATTAAGAACTTAGCGGTACTCTCGGGTTCTGTCTTAGTTGCTTCTGCTGGTCTTCTTCTTCTAAGTAAGATGGAAGGTAGCTTCCTTAAAACCGTTGGTGCCTGTCTTGCTCTTGTTGGTGTGGTTTATGCTTTTGTTAAAATCGGGCAAGCCGCTCAGAACATCAAAAAAGAAGGTATTATAGGTCTTGCCGCAACTGTCGGGGCATTGATGGTTTCGGTATATGCTCTGAAAGAGTTGACTACTATACCTGTGGATCATATTCTAACTCAAGCACTTGTTCTAGTTGGAGTTGTTGGTGCAATCGCTACTATCGGTGGTTTACTTGGTAAGGTTGGAGGTTTTGAAGCTATCGCAGGACTTACCGCACTTGGCACATCTCTTCTTATGATTGGTGGTGCTATCGGTATCGCATCTGCTGGTATCGGCTACTTCTTGCAAGGAATTGCTTCTGTTATAGACGCTATTACTAGACTTATTGATACTGTATCACGACTCGGTAAAGAGGGTGGTGAAAACTTCCGTAAGTTCTTTGCTGAGGCATCTAAGTCATCTGGCGATATCGCTGAAGTTGTCGCTGGTATGGCGGAAGGTATGGTTGTCGGTATGGTCCGCGGTATTAGCGGTAATATCGGTAAGTTTATTGAAATCGGTGTTCAACTAATTAAAGGCATTATCATTGGTCTAGGTCAAGCGGCTGGCGATATTGCTAATGCACTTATCGAGATCGTAGCGAATGCTGTTGAAGGACTGATTAATCGAATTCCACAATTTGTTATTAATATCACGGATGCCTTACTACGGGGTATTCAACAGATTGCCCAATGGTTCCGCAATAACCGTAATGTTATTGCAGTGGCTATCCTTGAGATGTTCGAAGCAATGTCTGAGGTTATTATTGAGGCGGTTTCATCTCTTATCGGTATGATCTTGGATCTTCTAAGTAACATTCCTTTGATTGGTGGCATGTTTGAAAACGCCAAGAAGGGTATGGAAGACATGGTCGAGGGTTGGCTAAATATGCAACGTAAGGCCGTGGATAGCGCTAAGAAGTATGCTGAGATTGTTACTACCGAAGGTATTACCAAGGCTATAGAAACAATGGATAAACTCGGTCCTGCTGAGATGGCGGCCGCTATGCGATTCGCTGGCAACGCTAAAGACGGGCTAGAATACTTCAAGATAATCTGTTCTCAATTGGGTATCCAAGGTGCCGACGAGTTTATTAACGGTCTTAAGAACAAGACAATCGATGCCAATGCCGCAGGTAAACTCTTTGCTAAGATGGTTGAGATGGGTATGTCTGAAGCTCAAGTCAAACAGATCGCTGAAAAAGCGGGGTATGACTACGCTAACGGTGTACTTACAGCTAAACCTGAAGTTAAGACCAATGCTGACGATATCAAGAAAACCCTTGAACAAGGACTTGGTGGCGATGGTAGCTTCGATCTAAGTTTACTTGAAGGAGCGTTCGGTAAACTCAACGAACACCTGGGTGGTAAACTTGATATGACCAAGGCTCTAGCTGGGCTTAAGTCTGGTCAAATCCCTCAAGAGATGATCCAGAAAATGGCGGAGGGTAATTTCGAAGGCCTATCGGCAGAACAAATACAACAATATTTGTCTGGATTTGATGGCGCTTCTGAATCTGCAGGTCAGAGAGCACAAGAGGTTAAAGCTGCTGTAGAAACGGGTCTTTCTGGAAATGGTAATTTCGATGTCAGTCTTGTAACGCAAGCCTTTACGAACTTGGATACATATTTGGGCGGACGCTTGGACGTTACTCTAGCGCTTGCGGCACTTAAAACCGGAAACATCCCACCTGCGATGCTTGCTGAGTTAGCTAAGGGCGACTTCTCTTCGGTTGCTCAAATGCACATGGACAACTTCATGAAACCTGTTGAAGCGGCTCCTCCTAGAGTGGAAGACAATATCAGTAAGATCAAAGCGTCTGCTCTAACCTCAGTTGATAATATGTATCAAGAGACTAATGGTAAGATCCAAGTTAGTCAAGAAGAAGCTAATCGATTGATCTCAGACTGGTCTAAAGGTAAACAGCTTACTGAGGATGAGATGCAAAAATTAGCTACTATCATTGAGAACTCTCGTGGTAAAGCTAAGGGGGCTGCTGAGAATGTTGCTAGTAGTGCTAATAAAGGCTTGGAAACCGTTGATGGTACTCCTGCTGGTCAAAAAGCGGGGGATACATTCGGTACGGGTATCGAATCTAGAAATAGATTGGCCAGAGATAAGGCCTCCGGTATTGCTTCAGTTGCTGGAGAAAATATGAAGTTTGATGCGTCTGGATCAGGTGCTGCTATTGCTGAATCTTTTGCGGCAGGTCTTGCTGGTGCCCGAGCTACTAATGCTGTATTGGGCGCCGCTGCTCAGCTTGTTGGATTGGCTAAAGCGCACTTACCGAACTCTCCGGCTAAGATGGGTCCTTTCTCAGGAGAAGGTTGGCGTAAGGTTAAGCGCTCAGGTATTGCTATTGCAAAAGAGTTCGCATCAGGACTTGGGTCTACCGCTTCATTTAATGCTGTTTCCGAAAGTATGACAGCTATGCAACAAACAATTAAAGATGCCCTAGGTGAAACATCTGACTACCTTGATGATAACATGGAGCTGTCTCCTGTAATTACCCCTGTCTTGGATATGTCTAATATTGATGGCTACACATGGAATGGGGCTGGTTATCTTGGACTCACTGGTTCAAATATTAATTATTCGTCGCTTAATCCTACAAGCCGTAGTATTGCTTCTAATCGTTATTCTATTGATGAAGTGGTACGGGGATTGAACAATGTAGACCAAAAATTGGCGACGCTTACTGAGAACTCTGCTATTGGGAATGATCTCCTTGCTCAAGGACAAGTCAACCCAATTTACTTGGATAAAGATCTTGTAAATCGTGCGTTGGCGCCAGGAATGGCAGATGCGCAACGGACTTATAGTGATCGATTAAATATGTTAGATGGAGTGTTACCACGATTATGAGAGATGAATCATACTTCTCTATAATCTTTGGTGAAGGAACTGATGCTGTTGATATCGGTAAACTCCTCGATGCTGTAACTAAAGTTGAACGTAATGCTGGTGCTGGTCAGGAACATACATATTCTGCCGGCACTGGCCGTTTTGGTAAGACATGGGTTTCTGGTAGAAGAAGCTCTTATGATATTACCATTGAAGGACAAAAGACAGGGAGCCCTGCTGAGCTATTATCACTTCGTACGAAACTGGCTCGGGCTCTTGACTGTCCTGATGGGCCAAAGAAATTACAGTTTGATGATCAAGACGGTAAGTATTACCTTGCTGTGACATCAGGCCAACCTAAGTTCACTGAGGATTTACAAAAGAGTCAGGCTACGGTGTCCATTTCATTTGAAGTTCCGGATGGTTTGCTACATTCCGAGCTCACAAAGGTACTGACATCGAAGACCAACTCTCCCGACATTGGTTCTCTTACTAAAGAGGGGAATATTGTCAAAATGACTTTAAATAATGCAGGAAGTGCTCCAGCATATCCTCGCATTAGAATTAAGAACGCTGGAACTAACGGTTGGATTGGTATTGTTAATAAAAATGGTGTGATGGAAATTGGTACAAGCTCCTCAGGAAGAGATGGTGCTGTAACTGCTTCCGGATCTTATGACCAATCACAACTACTTCTTAACTTAACACCAAATGACTCCGCTGGATGGCGTAAAGGTGTGAATATTGGCGGAAAACTTAGCTCACAATCACCTTTGGCTGTAGCTAACCACGCCGAGATAAGTGACTTAACACTTGACTGGGCGCCAAAAGATGCGGGTAGCGTAGGCTATCCCTGTCCTGGATTACACTGGACTCGTTCCGGGTCTAAGGGTGTCGGTCAAGACTGGGGGTGCGCTGTGTATGAGTATACTCTACCTGCGGATAAGAACAATGTTAAAGGCGCTAAGAACTTCCGCTGTGACTTTAACCTAAAACTTTGGGCATCTAAGATTGGGCAAACTGGTTTATTAGCAATTATGTTTATGGACGATAATGACCGACTTATCTGTGCCTACAGTTTGGATAAATACACAACTGATAGCGATAAGGTAGTTCAGGTCTTTACTACTACCGATATTCACAAATTGCCTCGTGAAGAGAATGAATTCGGATCCAATAACAACGAGCCAGGTCAACAACGACCAAACCCTGCTTTCAATAGCAGAACCGGTAATGCTTATGTTATTAAGGATGGTCCAAAGTTCACATATGGCTATAACGGTATTCCTAAGACTATCGTTGATGCTACCAAAGAGAACTTAGAATGTACTAAGATCTGGGTTCTTTATGGTAGAGCACGGAGCGAGAGACCAGGTACTGGTCATTTGGATACCTTATGTGTACAATCACTTAAGTTCCAGAAGACTAATGTTCAACGTTACGATCTCGTTCCTAACAAGTATAACGCTGGTAGTGAACTTGTGGTAGATATGTATGAAGGTAAGATCTCATACATCTCTGATCCAGAGGCATCTAGCCAAGGGGTCGGTGCTGAAGGAGATCTAGCAAACGGATCTCGCTACTTCGCAATCCCCCCCGGGGAGTCGCAACTTGAAATTCATTCTTCCGGATTCGTTACAACAGCCCCTGAGGTTATTGTAGAGTGGGAAGAAGCATGGCTATAAGAAAGGAGGCCGAAACTTCAAAATGAATGTAAAACCTGCATGGCAGTTAGCAGTTCATGATAACGCAATGAATATCGTTGACCATATTAACAACGATGTTCCAGGTTCTCTGAAATATTACGATGAAGAGTTCCATCAATACTGCGGTAAGGGTTCGGCTACCTTTACTTTTACTGTCGATAAATATTCAAATGGTGTTCTAAATGAACGTATAGCCAATCTCACTACAGAGTCTTATATCTCCTTCCATGAAGATGATATTGACTATGTGTTCAACGTAATGACTCGTAGGGAAACAGACTATACTATTACATTAGAATGTGTTACAACTAACTTAGAGTTACTTAATGAGAAGGTTGTTGCTTATGAGAGCAAGGATGCTAAATCATTCCTAGATTACATCGAAGCTATGCAACTCTTTAAATTCACTCGTATTGAATTGGGTATTTGCGAAATTCGTAATACCAAACAGACGCTTAAGTTTGAGTCTGACGATGATACATGTCTGGCTCGGATCCTTAAACTTGTCGAAGCGTTTGATGGTGAGATGGAGATTATAACCAAACTTACCGATGGTGGCCAGATTGATAAGTATATACTTAATGTTTATAAATCTCGCAATGTCGCAAAAGATAATGAACCTGGTTTAGGACGAGTTCGTACCGATATTCGGTTACAGATGGGTCGGGACGTTGCTTCTGTTATTAAGAAAGAAGATAAGACTAATCTATTCTCTGCTATCCGTATGCGGAATAAAGACGGCGCCTACATCACCTTCCCTAACTCTCGTGAGATAAAAGCTGCAGATGGTAAGCACGTTGAGATGTACTGTAATCGGGGATCTCATACAATTTACGCCCCTATCTCAGCTAAGCTATATCCTTCCGTGAATAAACGGGATAACTGTGACCCATGGATTGTGCGTGATGTGAAAACTGAGTTTACTAACGCAGACGAGGCATGGGCTTACGGAGTTAAGATGCTACGTAACTACATGTATCCTATTACAACATGGGAAATCAGCCTTAACTCTGCTATGGTTCTTCAACGTTACGATATCAAGATTGGTGATGTAATCTTCATGACCGATGAGAACTTTGTCGGCGGATTGCTTATCCGAGCTCGTGTCGTTGAGATGGTTCGGTGTTCTACAGATCCGGGTAAAACTAAGCTTACCCTGTCTAATGTCGTTGCTATTCGACCAACCAACAACTCAACGTTGATGAATACAATGTCACGGATGATCAATGACGCTCAACCTTTCAAAATGACTGTAAAAACTACAGGGCCTACGATGTTCCGTGAGCTGACAGATAGCTGTGAGCTTATTCCTACTTTATATAAGGGTAAATCTGAAGTTACTGATGTTGATTTCAGTTACTTCATTGACAACAACCTTGCTGGGAGTGGAACTAGGTTCCGGGCATCAAGATCTAATATTGGTACTAGCGGTAATGCACTGATTACTATTCAGGCTTGGGTTCAAGGCCAGATGGTCGAGTTCCAAGATGTGACAATCGCTACTGTCAATGACGGTGTCTCTCCTGTCCTTACAGTGATAGAGTCTAGTAACGGCGACGTGTTCAAGAATGGTATTATCAATACTGTGCTGACAGCTAAGCTATTTAGGGACGATGTTGAAATTGATACACGAGGTGAAGCCTTTAACTATATTTGGACAAAGACTAATGCTAACGGTGAAGTTGATGAACCATGGGGTCAGCGTCCTGAGTCTAAAGTTAAGAGTGTCAGTGTCACTCGTATTGACGTAGAAGATAAAGCAACATTTTCAGTTGCTGTTGTAACTAAGTAAGGAGGTGGTATAATGAGTTTAATTTCAACTAGTCAGATTACTATTGTCGATTTGGATGACGGCAGAACCCAATATACACACCTTGCTTGGTGTAACTTTACTGCTAATGTTATAGGACAGGGAGACAACGCGTATAACGCATTTACTAAAGATCCGGAAGAAGGGCGCTTCTTAACTCATATAGGTATATACCAAGATTTCAATTTCGCAGGTAGTGACCGTCCTGAAGATTATCATTGGTCTAAATGGCGTGGTACTGATGGTGATAACGGTCTTCCGGGTAAGCCTGGTGCTGATGGCCGTACACCATATGTCCACTTCGCTTATGCTGATAGCGTAGATGGGTATACTGGATTTACTACGGCCGAAGTATACACGCCAGCTCAGGATATTGACTCAGAACCAACTAAGGTTAAAGTCGACGTATCTAAGAAGCTATACATGGGTACTTACACCGATTATACCGAAGAAGATTCAACTGACCCTGCGAGATACCATTGGCAGAAAGTACGTGGTGCTGACGGTGCTAACGGTACACCTGGTAAGCCTGGTGCTGATGGTCGTACTCCATATGTACACTTCGCTTATGCAGACTCTGCTGATGGTAGAACAGGTTTTACCGTATATGGTGACCCTAATAAGAGGTATATGGGTACTTACACCGACTTTACTCAAGCTGATAGTACAGACCCTACCAAGTATAAATGGTCTCTTATAAAAGGTGCTGATGGCGCTAACGGTGCGCCAGGTCCTCAGGGGGTTCAAGGTCTACAAGGTCCTAAAGGTGATCAAGGTATTCCTGGTCAAAGAGGGGCTGATGGTAGAACTCAGTACACCCATATCGCTTATGCTGACAATGCATACGGTAACGGGTTCAGTCAGACTGCAACCGGCAAAGCCTACATTGGTATCTACCAAGACTTTAACCCTACTGACAGCACTACTCCGTCTTCTTATCGATGGACTAAGTGGAAAGGTGATGATGGGGCTAACGGTATCCCTGGACCTAAAGGTACTGACGGTAAGACTCCATATATTCATTTCGCCTATGCTAATTCTGCAAATGGTACTAGCGGGTTCAGCGTTAGCGACTCAACTAACAAAGAATACATCGGTACCTACACCGACTTTACAGAAGCTGACAGTACCAACCCTAATCTTTACAAATGGACTAAGATTAAGGGTGCTGATGGTGCTAAAGGGGATAAAGGTGAACAAGGTGATCGTGGTCTACAAGGTCCTGCTGGTCCGGCTGGTCCACAAGGTATTCAAGGTCTGCAAGGGCCTAAAGGCGATCAGGGTATTCCTGGTCCTAGAGGGGTAGACGGCTTAACACAATACACTCACATCGCATATTCTGATGCTGATGACGGTCGTATTGGCTTCAGTCAAACCGACTCTAACAAGCCGTTTATTGGTCTCTACCAAGACTTTATTAGAGAGGATAGCCCTGAACCAAGCAAGTATCGCTGGACAAGATGGAAAGGTCAGGACGGTGAGCAAGGTCTTCCAGGTAAGCCTGGTGCTGACGGTAGAACTCCGTATGTTCACTTTGCATATGCAAATAGTGCAGATGGTAGATCTGACTTCAGCTTAGCCAACTCTAGTGGTAAGAAGTACATTGGTACTTATACCGACTACGAACAAGGTGACAGCAGTGATCCTGGCCGATATAAATGGGTATCCTTGAACGGAGATCTCGTTATTGGTGGGCGTAACCTTTGGATTAGTAGTAAAGCTACGGGTTATGCTGCTATCGAGAAGCTTCCAGAGAACCATATAACAGGTCAGACTGAATGCTTTCGAATTGAAGCTGAAGAGGAGAAGAATACTCTTAGATTCAATCTAGCTCCTGAGTTCACAAGTCGATTCTACACAACACTCACCATGAGCTGTTGGGTGAAGTATGAGAATGTCCAACGCGGTAAATACGCCTGGTCCAACTTTAACGTCTTTAAATCAGGAGGTCTTTGGAGACGTAACTCTAAGACTGGACAAATATCATCAGCAGACTATCCGGGGATGTTTGGATTCACGGGTAGCTCTGACTGGACTAGACTTGAGAAAGTTTATAACTTTGGATGGGATACAAGATATGACCAGTTGAAGACTGATATACGTATTTTATTAGAAGGTACTAAGACGGGGACTGCTTGGATTACTGGTATTAAGATTGAGTTCGGTAATACCACTACCGACTATACTGTTGCCCAAGAGGATATAGATAGTGCTATTGCTTCTAAAGCCGACCAGTTACTGACCCAAGACCAGATCAACCAACTCTCCGAACGCAATGCGCTTCTCAAAGCTGAGCTAGACGCAAAAGCTACTCAGGAAGTCGTTGACGAGTGGATTAACCAAGTTCATAACCTTATGGATATTGAAGAGGCTGGTCGAAAAGACGCCGAGCAAGCCGCTATTCGAGCTAGTGAGCGTATCGCTGAGTTACAGAACAAAGTTGGTGAACTTAAGATCGTGACCGAATTCGTTAACACCTACATGTCTCAATCTGAAGAAGGTATTATTGTGGGTCAGAAAGATGGTTCCTCAAAAGTCCTAGTATCAACCGATCGCATCTCTTTCATATCTGGGGGTAAAGAGGTTGCATCAATCTCTCAAGGTGTGTTGCAAATTGATAACGGGGTGTTTGTCAAATCGCTTCGTATCGGTCGATTTGTTACAATGCAAGACCCATCAAATCCAGATAGAAATATAACATTATATGTAGGAGGTGCATAGTAAATGGTAGTAGTAAACTTCTCCGGTCCTTGGGCTGGGAACGTACAACTTGAATTATGGTCTGATTGGAATGTTCAGAAACCTGAACAGAATGCGTCGCTTGTCAATGTGCAAGTTCGGTTAATTTCCTCAGGTGGTGGTCAGATCTTCTCAGGGAATGGCGGTAAACGTCTATGGTTGAATGTTGGTGGTATAGAAGAACATTACGACATCGACCCCGTTATTGGTAAAAACCAGAAACGTGCTATCTTTGGTAAAGACTACCTTATCCCACACAACCCGGATGGTACTAAGACGATTACTGTATCCTGTGAGTATGTCGTTAACTTGGGCGGGTATGGTACTGCGAAAGCACAGTTTACACTCAAACTCAAGGATATTTTCAAGGGTAGTAAAGGTAAGGACGTATCTGGTACAATAGGTAGCCCTGTAACTCTCTCAGTTGACCGTAATGATACAAGATATACTCACGCTGTAGAAGCTGAGTTTGGTAATTGGAAACAGAATATCAATGGAGATAGTCGATTCGTTTCTACTTACAACTGGACTCCGCCTATGGAGTTATGTAATCAGGTTCCTAATTCTGATAAGGGTGTTGGTAAGGTTAGATATATAACTTACCAAAACGGTAAAGAGATTGCTAGGGACGAGAAAAACTTAACACTAGCTGTTCCTGCATCAGTCAAGCCTACTCTATCATCATTTTCAGTTAGAGATACCAATACGGCTGTCAATAACTTGCTGGGCGATAATAAGTTTGTATCAGTTCTATCCAATCTGAAAGTCGATTTCTCTAAAGGAACCGGGGCATATGGATCAACCATATCTAGTTACTCAGCAACTATTGTCGGTAAACCGAATTCCACTTATGACGAAGATGGGGTTATCGGTAGTATTGAAATGGTTGGTAATGCTGTCGTAGAGGCAACTGTTACAGATAGTCGAGGTCGAACTAGTGAACCTAAACGGGTTAGTATAGAATTCCTTGACTACTTCTTACCTCAGATTAGTTTTGAGGCTAAACGGGTTGGCGCTAACGGAGAGCAGATCCAAGTTATTCGTAATGCTAAAGTGGCACCTCTTCCAATGAATGGTAGTCAGAGAAATACAATGCGAATAACATTTAAAACAGCACCGTTTGGATCTAATACATTTACTCAAGATACCGGACCCGCTAATGTTTTATTTAATTCAACATCTCAGATTACCAACTCAGCCGCTAACTTAGATGGTACTTTCTCTTCTGGTAGTTCTTATGTTATTATAGGGACTGTACAAGATAAGTTTACTAGCTCGGAGTTCAGGGTTGAAGTCCCAACGAGATCTGTGCTTATGTCTATGGACCAAACTGGGGTCGGTATTGGTAAGATACGGGAACGTGGCGTTCTTGACGTTGCTGGTGATGTTTATGCCTCAGGTCAGTTGAACGTAAACGGTATTCGTGTTGGTAACAAAACTATCCAGCAATACCCGCTTACGTCTCTAGAGGGTCAAATCCAAGATGTTCGTTTTTCTAGAAAGGACCTTAATACCATTACGGAAACCGGTCTTTACATGGTCTTTGGGAAACAAGGAGGGGCAACTAACGGCCCTGACACACAAAAACATGGTATGCTAGAAGTATATGCACTTAACCATAAAGAGGTATTCCAAAGGTTCATGGATGACCGCTTGAACACCTGGATTCGATGGCGAGACTGGGGTAATAAATGGACTGACTGGGAGCAAACCTATGTATGTAAAGCAGACGTTCCTGCCCCTGTTGTAGAAAAGCCTAAGTTTATTCATAAGGATTTTACTGATAACATTCCTTATAAACTTCCAGCGACAATCACAAGAAGCGGTGATCTAGTTAGTATCCACATACCTAGAACGATCAAGACTATCGTACAACGGGTCGAAAACTTCTTATGTCCTGAGACAATACCAGTAGGTTTCCGTCCAACTAACGTCGCTACTATGATATTAGCACTGAATGAATCTGCTAATTTCCTAGGTAATGCTATGTGTTATTTCCACCCAGACGGATCGATACGTATTACTACAGGTATTACTAAGACCGCGGTATATACGGGGACTATAACCTACATTACAACAGACCCGTTCCCAGATAAATAAGGTACCCACCATACAACTATAATTAAGAAAGGAGATTTAAGTGTCTAAACTAGAATTTAAATCTAAATCGTTGGACTATGATCCAACTAACAACAAGCAAACTCATGTCATTCTTGTTGACGATAATAACTCAGTAGTCAACGTGTTCTTAGAGGAGGCGGCTATTGACCTAAGTAACGCTGAGTTGTACAAGTTAGCTATGCAGAAGCATTATGACATCAACTTCCCTAAAAAGGCTGAGAATGAGAGATTTGAAAAAGTCGATGAGAAACTTGGTTCTATGGATGACGCAATGGATGTCCTTGTCGCATTTGCGGTATCTATTCAAGGGAATATGAACTTACCTGCATATCGCCGAATCGCATCTGTAGCGAAACCATTAGTCAATGGTAAGCGATATAACAATGGTGATGTTGTTGTAATGCCGTATCCGTATGACACGAATACTAAATGGCCTAAAGACACTCCAACCCTGTTCAGTTTCACAATGCAATCAGGAGAAGGATATAACTTCAAAGGTCAAAAGCTAGCTGAAATGCTCCAACAAGGAGTACTTAGCGTGGTTATGCCACGTATTGAATAGAGAGGGAATATGCAAGAAAGAGAATTAATGCATTGGTTTATAACTGTCGTTATTCCAATCATCATTAGTCTTGGTAGCTTCTACATTTCCTCCAAGAACCGGGCGGCTGATTTAGAGCACCGTCTGACTGAGCTTGAAGTATCAGACAAACATAATGAAAAACTTATGGATAGTCATACTTTGAGATTGGATAAGTACGAAGAGGAACAGAAGATTATTCGGGCTTTAGTAGAACGAATGGATTACATGAACGAGAGTCTTAAATCAGTAAAGACGGATATGGACGAGATCAAAGTACTTGTCCGTAGCTACACAGAATCACGAGGTAACAATAAATGAAACTTTCAAACGAACAATATAATACTGCTAAATTCATCTTACTCAACGTAGTACCTGCCCTAGTAACTTTGATTGCTGGGCTTGGTGTGTTGTATGGGTTTGATGCAACTAAGATCACTGCGACAATTGGTCTCTTTGCGACCTTCGCAGGTTCTGTACTTATGATCTCTACAAAACGTTATAACGAAGCGCAAGCCACAGAAGACGACGGACGTTAATACAAGGAGAAGTTGATGGCAACTCGATCTGAGGTACTTACTTGGGTTCGTAGTCTTGCCGACCGTGGTATCGGGGTTGATGCAGATGGTGCTTATGGCATGCAATGTGTCGACCTCCCTAACATGGTCGCTCAGAAATTCTTTGGGCGTGCTATGTGGGGTAATGGTATTGATATGTTAAAAGCAGGACAGGGTCTAGGCTGGCGTACAACAGGCGGTAATGAGCCACCTCACGCTGGTGCCATATTCTGTATGCGGGTATCTTACCACGGCTACGGTCATACCGGTATTGTAGTTGGTGAGCCTGATGGTAACGGTAACTTCCAGACTGTCGAACAGAACGTTGACGGTGGAATGAGTGGGGGTCCTGCTCGGTACCGTACAAGAAGTTTAGGCAACCCAACAGAAAACATTATCGGATTTATATATCCTCCTTACTCTGACGGACTAGGGTCTACTGGTGGCGGTGGAGGAGGATCAGGCGAAGGAGAAACTATGGACTTTACATTTATGATTGGTGGAGAGGCGGCTTGGAACTCAAGAACCATCTATTACTATAATGGTGCGGTTAATGAGGTACAGCCAATCCACAACATGGAAGAACTAAAATATCTTCGAGCTATTTATCAAGATACTCATGGACGAAGCTTAAAACATTACGAGTGGAATACATCTGCGCCAGTATATCATCGTATATTTGGGGTTGTTAGACCTACAACAAGGGATGAAACTACTAAACCGGCATTGAGGTATTGATATGAGTATGTGTTTTACATTCCGTATTGAGGGACGTGACCCTGGGCAACCTTATTTGCATGGTTGGGATCCTCGCAAGGTATATTTCTATAACGGTGATGATAATGAGATAATCTATATCGAGAATGAAGATATCTTAGCTCGGCTTCGAGAGGTGTATAAGGAGTCCAGAGGTCGTGATCTAGTCCATTATGTGTGGACTACAAACGCTCCTGTATTTATACGGATATTTGGTGTATTAAGACCGAATGACGGTACTGGGGTTAAGCGAGAAGGACTAGAAGCGTTAAACCGTAAGATCGCTGAGTATGAGGACGCTTATTGGAAACCAACTCATTTCATGCCTAAGGTAGCTTTGCATATCCGGAAAGAGCCCACTAGAACAAGTGAGTCCTTAGGGGTATGTGATATAAACCGTAAGTATAAAGTTCTGGAGACAGTTACACAATGTGACTGGCACTGGGCTAAGATCAACCACAACGGTATTGTCGGTTGGATTGCTATGGGTGACATAACCGGCGAATGGTATGGTGAGAAATTCAATGAGCCTGAAATATTATAGCTCGATAAGGGCGTTGATAGGGTAAAACTTACAACGCTCATTTTTTTTTTCAAAAAATTACTTTCTACTATATAGAAAGAGAGGATAATATCATGAAATATTATGTAAATGTAAATACTTGGATTGATGAAGAAGATTTGCTCTTCCAATGCAAAATGGCTATGTACACTAAAGATTGTGTTATGGATGCTATGCGGGAACACTTTGGTTCTCGTATGACACGAAAGGCACGATATTTGGTAGAAAAGCAATATGCTTGGATGGGTAAATTTATCAAGAATCCAAATTTGTTATTTGGACATATGATCACGTATTATGGCTTGAAAGCTGAAAAAGAACTAGGGATGACACCTGAAGATAAAGCTGAATTACAGGTCATCGGAGCACGCTTGTTTTCTGAGTTGCCAAAAGAGCAACAACAAGAAGCAACCTTGCTATTGATGAGCAAAGTAAAAATCGCTTAATCAGATGGAGGTTTACCCTCCTTCTTTTTTTTTTCAAATTTTTACACTCTACTATATAGAATAGATAAATTATATATTGGAGGAAAATAAAATGGCAATTATTATTATCACATTGGTATTTTTGTTCGTACTTAATAGAGGTATTGTATCTATTATAAAAGGATTTGGTGAATTTCTTTTGAAATTATTCGGTAAAGCCGATTAACTCAAAGGGAACAACCAAGTTCCTTTTTTTTTACTTAAGGAGGTAAATAAAATGAAAAACAATAAAAAAGAACGCGATATAGGCTTCTGGGAAACTTTACTAGCTATATTCTTACTAGATTGGTTATTCTAAAATATTTACAATCCACTATATAGAATAAATATTTTGGAGGATTTTATAATGAATAAAATTATGCAAATGCGTATGGAAATGCGCGATGAAGTTAAGAAGGTTATCGCTAATAAAGCTGATGTGATCGACGATCTTATTACTGATCGTTATATGAAAGACCCTAACGCGTATGTTAATATCAACGTTACTGATATTGCAGACGCTTTAGGTGTTTCTAAATATAGCGTACAGAATAATATCGATTTGATCCAAACGGTTATTATCGAGAAATTCGGCTACATCGTCGTCCCATTCGTAGATGACGATTTTGATATTGTAATCTCACTAGGGATTAGATTCTAAGAAGGACGCTGGGTAATTTACTCAGCTTTCTTTTTTTTTTGAAAAGGAGG